CTATCTTTTATGGATGCCATTTAGGCCTTTCAAGTTCGCCTGCGCGCCATTCTGGCTTACCCACTACAATCGCCCGCCACCACTCGCCCAGGCTGGTAGGCGATGCGGCCGACAAAGATCGCCCCCCCCATCAATCGCCGCGCCGCAGCTGGCGCAGGCGGTGGCGTCGCTCTAGGCAGCCTCGCCAAAGTGCTAGTACGAGAACTCGTACCCGCTCTGCAGGGCGCCGATTAACTGAGCCTGGTTTTCCGCACTCTCACTAAAGGCGACCAGGATGTCAGCTAATGGGACATGCTTGTTATTGACGGCATCAAGCCAAAAATTTAAACCGTCGACATCTGCCGGGCGATTTAAGACATTCCCGTAGAGTCCGGCGATAATATCGCTGGGCGATGCAGAAATTCCGTAGATGGACGCGAACTCTGTTGAAGAAATAAACATTTCTGCGACACTACCCAGGGAAATCCCGCGATCAATGGCACTGACCCAATACCCTAGACCGTGAGCATCTGGCGCTCGATCAAACGCGGCCTGGTAGAGGCGGTATGCGGTCGCAGCAGAGCCAGTGGTCTCAAATGAGACTATGAAATCGGTAAAAATAAATCGTTCGATATCGAAAGCGGTGAGTAGTTGGCCCGTCGTCTTTGTAACCACAGTGTGATCATCAATGTTTTGGATAGCATATTCTGCTCGTGCGCCAGCAAACGTTAAAGTGTCGAGCCCTTCCGCTCCATGAAACTCTGTATATGGCATCGCTAGTAGGCTATCGTTTCCCGATGTGCCATACTGAGTTGTCCAGACAGGTATTGTGTCAACATCCTCGTAGATGGATAGTGACACGAACGTGTGGTAAGCGCCCTGGTCCCACCCAGCACTAACGTAGTAAGTTCCTGTGTATGGCGCCACGAAATCCCATACGTAGTCCGAGCCGTATGTGCGGTCCTCCCCGTCAACAGCCACGACGTTTCCAAGATTGTCGTACACCTGGATAAGAAACGGATCAAAAAAACTACTGCTAGAAATATCGTAAGTAGCACCCGCTGTGCCCTCCCATGCAAAAAGCGAGTGAAGAATTGCGCCTGGCTTGGACGTGTAATAGGTGACACTGTTATCCCAGTCCGTTATGACTTCAGTCTGCGTGTATTTTGAGAAAGACAGCGTGTTCGCCTTCCGCATCTCCGCAGAAGTGAGATCTGGAAGGTAGTCAATCGTTGTGTATGCTGGCATGGTTTCCTCGATAATTACGGCAAAGGCGTGCCGGTCCGCCAATTAATTATACGCATCAAAAAATGATGAAATCTAACCAATTGTTGCTATGTCACTGCGTCGAGGATTTTTCGCAGTGATGCCTTTATTTCGGCCAGCTCGGCCTGCGTTTGACCTCTACTATCTCGCAGGCGAATAAGTATTTCCTGATTGAGCGAATGCCCGTGCTGCTCGGCTGATAGTTGAAGATCGCGATGTAAATCTGGCGGAAGACGCAATGCGGTTTTGATGTAGTCGGCTTGTGTTGTTTTTTTTGCGGGCGGTATCGGCATCGCCCAATTGTTTCATGCGGGAATTCTATTTGGGTAGCGCTGCCTCCATGTATGAAGGCTCAATTGTGTATATTCGTTACTTTTCAACAACGAATTGAGCGCAAAACGCAGCTATTCTCTCTGGTTTGTAGGATTGTTCCTACTGTACGATTGATTGCTTAATCGAACCAAAGGTTGTAGATGAAAAATTATGACGAATACATAGCAATGTATTTGCGAATGAATGACGCGGCAAGGCAAATTATGTTTGATACGTCCGTACGGCTTCTACAATCCCCTTCAGCGCAACGTCGGCGACCGACCCTATCCTTGGTTCCGCAAAACATCGGCCGGGTCGCGCCTGGGCGCGCTGGCAACAGTGGATCGGATCGCGTGCTGCCCTAAAGGGTCTGCCAGTCGGTATGCCTCAAGTAAATTTATCTCGTCCTCATAAGCCAAAATCAGTCTCGGCAGGCCCTTTTCGGAATGCGCCTCAACGGGAAGTCCTGCATCGGTAGGTCGATCCGGCGCGCGATGTTCCGCCGAGTCACTTTCAGCACCAGGCGCTCCGCGCCCAGTGGTTAGCCACTCAACGCTTACCTGTAATACCTCGGCGACTTTGCCTATCCTAGCCCGATTTGGCGCGGTCCCACCCTCTTTTTCCCATAGTTGGACGGTTTGCCATGCCACGTTGAGCTTGGTTGCCAGAGCCTTATGACTCGCCATGCCAAGTTCTTGGCGACGCTGCCTGATTCGTTGGTGAATGCTCATATAAAGAATATATCCGCTAGTTTTTGTTGTGGATACACAGAAAATTCTTGTCCGTGCTAGTTTTTCTAGTACAATCACTACATGGACAAAGAATCTTCAAAGCAAGCACTGGCCGAGGCCGTTGATAAGTACCCAACTCTCAGGGCGTTTTCTGATGCAATTGGAGTCCCGTATCAGGTCGTCCAGCAGTGGCGAAAAAATGGCGTTCCTGCCGAGCATTGCCCGACTATTGAGCGGCTGGCTGGGGTTCTCTGCGAGCGACTAAATAGCGGCGTCGACTGGCCCTACGTGCGTAGCACTGGCCAATCGCCCCAGCACCCTCCGCCTCGCCGCAAGCCACCAGCCAAAACCGTCATGGAGGCGGGAGTCGATCAGACTGACCCGAACTGCGTTGCACAAAACCCCAAATAACCAGGACGCCAAATTAACACCCGCATCACCCGAAGTCCTGAACCCACGAAAGCAAGCCATGAGCCTTGAAACCAAACTCGATCAACTGATTGACCTGATGTCGCGCCCAGTGCAGGGCATCGAGATCGCCGCCGACGACACGCCGGCACTGATCCTGGCCGAGCTGCGCACTCATTCCGCATTGCTGACTACGCTCTGCCAGCACCAGGACGACGCGGCCAAGATTCACGATGCGACCGTGCGCGGCTTTAACTCACGCACGGCTAAGTCAATGCCATCCCCGTCTGATGGGATGTTCTTCCGTTTGGGCGGTGAACCTATTCCCTGGCCTGGGCACTCCCGCTGCGAAGAAACACTCAGTGCTTCGGATCAGGCGCAGCTTGAAACTCGGAAGTTTGCAATTTCCGAACTGCCGAATTTAGAGCCTCGGCCAGTTCCGATGCCTGGGGAGCGGTCAGGACAAATTGCGGACTCTGAATCGCTTCTGGCAAAAGTTGCATCGGACTCGTCAGGTAATCGAGCCTGACCGTGACAGCTTCATACGCCTTGATCGGCCCGATAGTCCAGCCGCACACCGGAAATAGCTTTATCTCGTCCATGGGAAGCCCTTTTGAAAGTTGTTGTTTAGGAACTGCAACTTTAACTCATCAGGGCAGCCCGCCCGTTTTACCTGAATTTCAACACGTTCCAACCCTCTGAAAATGGAGAAACAAATGAGTACACGTAACCGCACGAAAATCCGCGAAACCTGCGTCAACAAGGTCGAGGACGACACCATCACTGACCACCTGCGCGACATCGGCATGGCGTTTTCCACCTGGTCCCGAATGGTCATGTTCGGATCCATTGCTGAGCATGATGCACTGCAAGCGCGACCAGTGGAATCCCGTAAATGTCGGGATGCTCCGATGGCAAGCCGGCCATCAGCCAAGCCGGGCAGGGCCATTCAAACGGCTGTTCGCCATGGCGGGCGGCATCGGGCGGGATTCGGCGGTGCGCCCCGGCCAATCCGGGTTTGATGGCGATTTCAAACTACGAAAAAAACAGGAGGCGTAATTGAGTATCAAGCAAAACGCGCTCACCGCCCTGGCCGAATACATCGACGCGCACGAATCATGGAACAAGGTGCAAAGCGAGCATCTGGCCAAGGAGAAGAGGCTGAAGCACAAGCAGTTGATCGAGGCCGGGAAACTATACCGGCCGCAACACAAGCCCGAATCTGAGCGATGACGGGAGAAAGAGGTCATGTACGAAATCCGACTACGCCGGGCATCAGACCCGGCATCAACTGAAAGAGACTATGGAATCGAACATCAACATTCTGCTGGACAAGATCATGAGCCTGCACGCGATCAAAAACGACGCGGGGCTGGCGGGATTTCTGGAAGTGGCGCCGCCGCTTATCAGCAAGCTGCGCCACAACAAACTCCAGCTGGGCGCGACGATGATCATCACTATCCACGAAAAAACTGATATCCCGGTGCGCGATATCAAGCAAATGGCAGCCTGACGCGGAAAAAGAAAAAGCCCGCTGATCAAGAGCGGGCTTCGTGGAACGTTTTTCAACAACAAGGAATTCCCATGATAGCACAATCACAAAATGCCGCATCCGGCGCGCCTACCGCTGCGCCAGCGGTGACGATGACGAGCTTGGAGCTTGTCACCATTATCAATTCCATGCGCGAGCCTGGGCGCGCAGATCTTCGCCACGATCATTTCATGGCAAAGATCGAGAATCACCCCGGAATCGACTCACCCAAATTTTTGGGCCAGTACAAGGACAGTACAGGCCGCACGCTCAAGTGCTACCAGTTGCCCAAGCGCGAATGCGAGATCCTTGTGATGAGCGAGTCGCTGGCGGTTCAGGCCAAAGTGTATGACCGCATGACCAAACTTGAATCCCATCCACCAGCGCGCGCACGTCGCGCTCGACTTCCGAAGGCGCCGATTCTCGTCGCCGCTGCTCTGATCCCGCCAGTTATGCGTACGCTCGAGCGTATGGGTATGGACAAAAACTCGGCCGCGATCAGCGCAAACCGCATGGCGCTGGCAGAAACTGGCGTGGACTTCCTTGCCCTTGCCGGACACACGCATTTGGTCACGCCGACCCAAGAACTGTGCTTCACCCCGACCGAGCTTGGCTCGCGTCGATGCATGAGCGCAAAGGGCTTTAACATTCATCTTGCTCAGCGCGGCCTGCAGGAGCGCATCAGCGGCCACTGGGTGCCGACCGCCAAGGGCGCGCCCTTCGCCGTGGTGCTCGACACCGGCAAGGCGCACGGCAACGGCACGCCTATTCAGCAAGTTAAGTGGATCGACTCGGTGATGAGCGAGGTAGCCGCATGACTAGCCGAACAACTATTCCAACGGCTGCGCTTCCCGTCGCGCCACTGAACGTCCATGCCCGATCCCTGATCCGCCATTCGAACCTCAAAAAACTGGTTTTTAGCCTGCGAGACAATCCGATGCAGCGCGACGAAATTGCCGGAATTTTTAAATTCTCACCTTCTGGCGCGCGCAATTACATTAAAGATTTGCGGCTGGCTGGCCTGATTACGATCATCGGATACCCGGATGAAAGAGGTCCGCACAGGGGTCTGCCGCTGTGGGGAATCGTGCTTGACGCTGCGCATGTCGAAAAATGGCTATCGCGCCTCGATGCCGGCGAATGCGCTGGGGTCCACAAGCAGCGCCCCAAAAACCTAATGATTGCCATGAAAGACAAGACGCGCCATTTTCACATTCTCAGCGACGACGCGCATTTTAATGTCAAAGTGAGCAGGTCCAAAGGCAAGCCCGATCCGATTGCGCAACACCTTTTTGGCCGCGCGCCGGCTGCTGATTCGCGCGCCGATGGTTTGGATAATTTTCCAGAACCTGCGCGGCCGGCAAAGATCTCGCCGTGGGAGGCGCTGATGCAGATTCGATTCGACCTGGGCGAGCCGGAAAGGATTCGGGCATGAATAATTCCGGCAAATCCCGCAGCACATACACCCCAACCGCTCCAGGCATCGGCATCCAGACTGCTATGCGCCGCTGTGCGGGTGAGTGCGCGCGCCGGCTCAGTGTCGGGCAGTTCGTGGCTGGGAGTGATGTTTGCTTGCGCTGCGAGCTTCGGAGGGCGAAATGAAGCGGTCCCCATTCAAGCCAAGCACCATCACCATTAAAAGCAATGATCTGATGCGTATCACGGCTATGGATCGGGCGGAGATTGGCGGTGATGCATGATGGCCATCGACTTGTTCGCGGGCGCTGGTGGATTCAGCACTGGCGCCACAATGGCCGGGGTTGATGTGGTATGGGCCGCAAACCACTGGCCGGCAGCCGTTGCTATCCATGAGCTAAACCATCCCGGCGCGCAGCACGCATGCCAAGACCTGCATCAGACGAATTGGCAGGACGTGCCGGCGCATGATCTTTTGCTTGCTAGCCCATGCTGTCAGGGTCATAGCAAAGCACGCGGCAAGGCTAACGGGAATCCGCAGCATGACGCCAGCCGCTCGACTGCATGGGCCGTAGTGTCGGCTGCCGAATATCACCGGCCAACGTTCGCGCTGATCGAAAATGTTCCAGAGTTCGTTCGATGGGCTCTGTACCCGGCATGGTGCGCTGCGATGGATGCACTGGGCTACGCACTGACGCCAATGATTATCGACGCCGCCGACCACGGCGCGCCGCAGCACCGCGAGCGCCTGTTTATTGCAGCCGTGCGCGCCAAGCACCCGATTCAAATTCAAATGCCACGGCGCGATCACGTCCCGGCCAGCAGTTTTATCGACTTCGACGCAGGGAAGTGGCAACCGATCCAGAAGCCGGGCAGGGCGGCAGCTACGCTTGCGCGGGTTGCTGCCGGTCGGGCGCAGCACGGCGAACGCTTCATTTCCAGCTTCTACGGGAATTCAACGGGCGGGCGGTCTATCGACAGGCCAATCGGAACAATCACGACAAAGGACCGTCACGCGATCATCGACGGCGAACGCATGCGCATGCTATCCGCGCAAGAGTGCCGCGCCGCTATGGGCTTCCCTGCTGATTACATCCTGCCGACAAAGCACGCCGATGCCGTGCATATGCTTGGCAATGCCGTGGCGCCGCCAGCCGCGCGCGATGTGATAACCGCAATGATGGAGGCCGCATGAGCATCGCCGGAACAATGCCAAATCGCGCTGCATCAAAAAGTGATAGCCCGAGCCTGATCGCGCGCGTTCGATTCTGCTCAGGTTGTCGCCAAAACCGGTCGCCCATGCAGTTCAAGGGCGCTACCGGCAATTGTATGCAATGTGTGAGGCGCGGTAAATGAAGCGCACCACATCAGCAGCAGACAAGCAGCACCTGCAAAAAGTCGCGGCGCTTGGCTGCATCCTGTGTGACTGGCTCGGAACGCCAGGCACGCCAGCGCAAATCCATCATGTTCGAGTTCGGCATGGATGGGGGCGAAGCAGTCATCAGGCGGTGATTGGACTTTGCGACTTCCACCATAACGACCAGAAGGCAGGTGTTCATGGGCAGGGCAGGGAGGAATTCACGGCCATGTACGGCGTGAGTGAGCTTGCATTGCTGGACATTGTGCATATCAGGGTGGGCGCATGAATCCGGCTGAAATTCGATTCACCGCCAAGCCAGCGCGTAATTGCAAGGGCTGCATATTTGACACTTGCCGCAGCACGGTATGTCACCGCGCTACGGAGGTAGCCAAGCTGCGCAGCTTGCCCGACTGCGACACCGGCTATGTGTATGTGCCGGACGAATCGGACGAGAGGCAAAGTGAATTATTTAACCAGTGCGGGCCACAAGCGGCAGCAACCGAATGTAGCCCTGTCATAAAAACAAAGGGGAATTTATGAGTAGCGTTAGTCTACCAGAATACGAAAGATTCATTAAAAGCAAGTTATCTGCCGACATTCCGACCGGATTTGATGCAGATGTACCAGTCGGCCCGCTGTTCGATTTTCAAGCCGCTTGCGTCAAGTGGGCTTTGAAGAGGGGTCGCGCCGCGCTGTTTCTTGATACCGGCTTGGGAAAAACCGCATGTCAAGTCACTTGGGCGCAGATGGTCAGCGATCACACGGGCGGCAACGTCATCATTGCCGCTCCGCTATGCGTGGCGCAACAGACCGTCGAGGAAGCCGCGAAGTTTGGAATCGTCGTCAAATACTGCCGATCGGATGAGGAAGTCGAGCCGGGCATCACGATCACAAATTACGAAATGCTGGAGCACTTCGACCTGGAATCGTTCGCAGGGGTGGTCCTGGATGAATCCAGCATCCTCAAGAGCCACACCAGCAAAACGCGCGAATACATCGCGACAGCTTTTAAGCAGACGCCCTATAAGCTGTCCTGCACCGCTACACCATCGCCAAACGACTATATCGAGCTTGGCAATCAGGCCGACTTCCTCGGCGTGATGAGCGCACAGGAAATGCTGGCGACGTTCTTTACTCATGATGGCGGCGACACGTCAAAATGGCGATTGAAGGGCCACGGGAAGGTGCGGTTTTGGGAATGGATGGCGTCATGGGCAATCTGCATTCGCAACCCTGCTGACCTCGGCTTTGACGGATCGCGCTACGAATTGCCGCCGATGCATCTGGTGGAGCACGTTGTCTCGGGCGGCGAACTGATGGAAGGGCAGTTGTTCGCATTGACAGCGCAGTCGTTGACCGAGCGCCGCGAGGCCAAGCGGAACAGCATGGCCGACCGGATCGCACTCGCGGCCAGGATCGCCACGGAAGCAGATGGCCCGGTAATCGTCTGGTGCCACATGAACGAGGAAAGTGAGCGCCTCGCAAAAGCGATCCCTGGCGCGGTCGAGGTAACAGGATCGATGACTATCGATCAGAAGACGAAGAACGTCATGGCTTTTACTCATGGCGAGGCGCGCGTGCTGGTCAGCAAGGCTTCAATCTGCGGGTTCGGCATGAACTGGCAGCACTGCAAAACCATGATTTTCGCCGGTATGGACGACTCATTCGAGAAGTACTACCAGGCCGTGCGCCGCTGCTACCGATTCGGACAAAAAAGCTCCGTGACTGTCCACATCATCACGGCTGAGACTGAGGGCGCAGTCAAGGCAAACATCGAGCGCAAGCAGGCACAAGCGAACCTGATGGCCGGGCAGATGGTCGCGCACATGCGCGCAGTCACGCGCAGTCAGATCATCGGCGCCAAGAGCAATACCGAATCCTACAACCCTACCGTGCCGATGATTATTCCGGCATGGATTATCGCCAACATCGAGAAATGACCATGACCAACGTACTCAATCAAGAAGTAACCGATAAATTCGCGCTGTTCAATGCCGATTGCGTCGATGTATGCAAGACCCTGCCATCCGATTCTATCGATTTTTCAGTCTACTCGCCGCCGTTCGAGTCGCTGTATGTATTCAGCAACAGCGAGAGGGATATGGGCAATTCCGCATCAAGCGAGGATTTCTGGACCCATTACCGCTACCTGATCGCCGAAATGTACCGGGCCATGAAACCCGGCCGGCTGGTGGCAATCCATGCAATGCAACTGCCGACATCCAAGGTTCGGGATGGCTATATCGGGTTGAAAGACTTCCGCGGCGAGATTATCCGGGCCCACCAGCAGGCCGGATTCATTTATCACAGCGAGGTCTGCATTTGGAAAGATCCGGTTGTCGCAATGCAGCGCACAAAGGCGCTCGGCCTGCTGTACAAGCAGGTGCGCAAAGATTCGGCCATGAGCCGTCAAGGTATTGCGGACTACCTTATCGTGGTTCGCAAACCTGGAGAAAACCCCGATCCTGTCACGCATACGCACGATAGCCTAACTGTAGACACCTGGCAGCGCTATGCCTCTCCGGTATGGATGGATATCAAGCAATCAATGACGCTGCAATACATGAGCGCCCGAGAAAGTGACGACGAAAGGCACATTTCGCCGCTTCAGCTCCAAGTGATCGAGCGCGCCATAGACCTCTGGACGAAGCCCGGCGATCTGGTCTTTACTCCATTTTTGGGCATCGGGTCCGAGGCATATGTGGCTCTGCAAATGGGACGCCGCGCATGCGGGTCGGAGTTGAAGCGATCGTATTTCGAGCTGGCCGTGCGCAACTGTCGCGAGGCGCAGTCCGGGGTCGACGGCGACCTGTTCGCCGCCATCGACGCGGAAGCGGAGGCCTGACGTGCTTACCTACGAAGTTTTCGGGCCTATGAACGGCCAATGGTGCGCCGGCTGCCGCACGCCTGGCGCTGCTCATGTCATCACTATGGGCGAGCCTTGCGGGACGGCTGCGAGGGCGCGCGAGGATGCGACTGTCGAAAATCGCATGCTGTGCGGGCCGGGGAGGGGCCGGTGAACTACTTTCCCCACCACATCGGCGATTTCGACCGGGCTACGCGCCATCTGACCCGGGTCGAGCGCAGCATCTACCGCGATTTGATTGATGTGTACTACGACTCGGAGTGCGCGCTGCCGCTGGACGTGGCCGCGCTATGTCGGAAGGTCGTGGCGCGCACCGAGGAAGAGAAAGCTGCAGTCCTGGCCGTGCTCGATGAATTCTTCCACGAGACACCAACTGGCTGGTTCCATGATCGCTGCGAGGAGGAATTGGCGGAATATCGCAAGAAGTCATCGCAGGCTTCATCTGCCGGCAAAGCGTCATCACTGGCCAGGGCCGAGCGCCGGAATGCGGCAATGCGCGCTAACTCTAGCGAAAACCAACGGGAATCCAACGACCGTGGTACGTCCGTTGAACATCCGTTGAACGACCGTGGTACGGGAGCCCAACAGAACGTCAACGAACTCGCAACCAACCAAGAACCAATAACCAATAACCATAAACCAAAAACCAAAGAATCAAAAACTAACACTGCCCCATTCTCCGCCGTGGGCTATTTGACCGATGCTGGCGTAACTCCCCAAACAGCGGCCGACTGGCTAAAGCTCCGAAAGGCCAAAAAAGCCCCAGCCACACAGACCGCGCTCGACACCGTGAAGCGCGAGGCCGAGAAAGCAGGGCTGACCCTTGATGGCGCATTGACAATTTGTTGCTCGCGGGGCTGGCAGGGCTTCAAAGCGGAATGGGTTACGCGCGCGCCGGATCGTCTAACACCCGGCGCCCCGACCGACCTTGCCGCGATCCAACGCGCCGCAAACGCCGAGGCCAAGCGCCGCCTCGGCATCGGACAGCCGGGGGTCATCGATGCGCGCTGACGACTTCGACGACTTCGCCCAGCTGTTGGACGACGCTTACGACCTGATCGGCTCGGGTTCGAACAAAGCCATCAGCGGCGGCGCCAAGAGCCTATTCTTCGCTGCCATGGCGTCGTACTCGCTCGCTCAATTTCGCGCCGCTCTGAGCGCGCATTGCCTCGACAGGGCCAGAGGGCGATTCACGCCGAAGCCGGCCGACATCATCGAGCAGATCGAGGCTTCCGCCCTGAACGACGGACGGCCTGGCGCCGAGGAAGCCTGGGCTATTGCGCTGACCAGCCGTGACGAGGCCGACACCGTGGTTTGGACTGCGGAATGCGCTGCAGCGTTCTCCGTTTGCGGGCCGGTGCTAGGCCTTGGTGATGAGGTGGGCGCGCGCATGGCGTTTAAGGACGCATACGGGCGCCTTGTCGCTGCCGCTCGCGCTGATCGCCGGCCTGCCGCGTGGAGCGTGTCGGCCGGCTGGGACACGCTGCGCAGGAATGCCGCTCTGCTGCGCGCCGTGACCGCTGGCCTACTGCCCGCGCCAGTCGCCCCGCTCCTGGCCGCGCCGGAAGGGCAGGGCGCCGACGACCGAGCCCGCGAGCAACTGGCAGAAATCAAGCGCCGGCTGGTCGAAGGCGCCGAGGCAAAGCAGCGCGCGATCGACGCGGCATCTGACTCCCGCATCCAGTCCGAGGCCGACATCACGCGAGGCATCGCCGGCCAGGTCGAGGCGTACTGCAAAGGTGAATCGACATGATCCACGCAACCCACCAATCCCGATTCGGCGCGCTCGGCGGTATTGCCATTCAACGACCGGAGACGACACGCTGCCCGCGTTCATCCGGTGTTTTTAACACCATGAAGGGACTGCAATGAAAAACGAACCGCATGACAATATCAATCATCCGAAGCACTACACGAACCATGCGAGCGGCGTGGAGTGCATCGCAATTGCCGAGCACATGAGTTTCAATCTTGGGAATGCAATCAAATACCTCTGGCGTGCGGACGAGAAGGGGGCCCCGATTGATGATTTACGCAAGGCGGCCTGGTACATCGAGCGTGAGATTGCCAAGAGGGGAAAATTGCTGTGATCGAATTCACCATCCCATTTCCGAGCGCCAAGCTCAACCCAAACCAGAGTAAGGGTATGCACTGGGCTGCCACGTCGAAACTGCGCAAAGACGCGCGCCAGTTCGCATTCATGCAAGCCCGGCAAGTCTGCTGCGGAAAGGCCCTGTTTGGCGACTCCGGCGACGTTGCTATATCCGTAACATTTGTCATGCCCGACCGGCGCGCGCGGGACCGGGACAACCTGCTCGCGGCGTTGAAGCCTTCGCTTGACGGCGTGGCCGAGGCGATCGGGGTCAACGACTCGCGATTCGAGCCCATCACCATTCGGCGCGAGTTTGGCACCCGGCCCGGCCTGGTGCGCATCCTGATCGGCGCGCCATGAGCAAGCGTAAAAAATACGTCCCTAAGCCCTGCATCCTCCCGCTCGGTATGCGCAGGGCCGGGCAAATGGAAATGCCAGGATATGCCGCATCGCTGGCACTCGGCACGGACTGGCTTGTCGAGCAGCATATCTACGACCTGCTATCGAATGCCGACATGACGCGCCGTATCGCGCCTGTTGGCCATCCGATACTGGCGACCGCTCAGGGCATGGTAGAGGCGATTGCAGAGATCCAGGGGCGGCATGTGAGCACTGGAAGGCTTGGCGTCACTGGCGACGATTTACGAGTGTTGCGCGAGGGAGTAGGGCGCACGATGGACTATTTGCGCAGCGTGTCGAATGTGTCGATTGATCGGGCGGCTAGATCGGCGCTGGCTGAATTCGATAAAATCGGAGTGCTCCGGGTATGAGCGATCAGACTATCAGTAAAGCCGAATTGCTAGCAATCCACCTGTACCGCCAGGGCAAGCCGAAGGACTACGCGCAGCCGAAGCAGTCGTATTTCAATCCGGCCGACAAGGTGCGTTTTCAGGTGGAGATTGACGATCGCGAGCGGGGCAGGGCGCGACGGGATAGTTTGAGGGGAAATAGGACGTAACGGGAAGCTGCGCACCGAACAGCGCAGCAACATATGGAGCTTTCAGAATGACATTACCAATCAATCAAATCGCAACTTTTGGCGACGCTCGCCGCATGATCCTCGACACCATTTTAGAACTTCGCAATGGGAATATGGATGTAAATCGAGGCATGGTAATTGCGGCAAACATGAAGGTGTTGAACGACTCAGTGCAAGTTGAGATCAATGCCGCCAAAACGGCTATTCTCGCTCAAAAAGAGGGGCACAACTTCGGCAGGGTCGTCGGCATGGGTCAAAAGTTCATTGGCAACGCCGAGGGCCAAGGAGAATGATTTTCCAAATAGACGACCCGGTCTTGGCCTTCGAGGTTCGGCGGGTCATTGACGAGTTCAACCGTAAAAATGCCGAAGCCGCGAGTATCGCGAGCATGAGCTACCCGGATCGCATGGCATCTTTTCTTGCACGCTTCTATATGCAAGATGAATTGGTCGGACGGATAGATTGGTACAAAGATATCCCTTTATTCGCCACCTTCCCACCGCAAGAATTGGAGAAATTTTTTTGCAAGGGCGAGCCAGTTCCCTGCCTCATGCGTGGGTCGATTAGTATGATGAAAAAGCGGCGCTCACCGATGTACTCATTGGCATGCGATGTTTTGAGACGGTTTATCAGAAGTAAAAAATACAATTGCACTAATAGTGATGAGTGGGTTGAGCTTTGTCGATCATATGCTGGCGACGCAGTAATTAATAGGATACGGGAAAAGTGGGACTCATCAGGGAAACATAACTTTTACACCTTTGCGCTGACGCTTGTGTCACGGGAATATTACGGCGGAGTCAGAAGCGTCTTGATTGAAGGAGAGAAGTCGTATTTTTCGGCAGAGAAAATCAAGCTTCTAGATGCTTTACGCGCACAAGAATCTAAGTTGAAAAAACTTGAAGTCACATTCGCAAAATTAACGGACAAGCGAAGCCCCGACTAGCACCGCACGCGGGTCGATCGCAACCCAAGTTGATCCGTTATTTTGATCGATCAACATGGCGCATCACGCGCACGATCCATCCTTTGCTGGCGCTGCCGGTGTCCCGGTAGGTGGATGGCGCGGCATTTGCGCGGCATTATGGCGGCATTACACCTCAGCCATCAGTTCTCAGTTCTCAGTTCTCAGTTTCCATTTTGTCAGTTCTCAGTGATGGCAAAAAATCTAGACTTTCGGGAATATTTATGATAGCATCGCGCAGGCTACTTTTGATGGGGCAAGAAATGGGAGCAGCAGACAGCAGTTTTTTTGGATCAAAAATTTTGCGACGTGTGCGCCTGGACGCGCCGACTACGGGTTTCGTCAGGCCCGATGGGCTGGAATATTGCCTCGATTGCTGGAAATCATGGATGCGAGGCGACCCCGATAGAGACATGGGCGTAGTAACGATGCGCGGATTGACTGGAGACGACTCCCGCAACATCGACTCAGGGGAGGCGCAGCAGGATAACGATAATCGGATCGGCGCAGCAACCGATGCGGCAATATCCGACCTATCAGTGATGCATGGGTGGGCGATCAAGCGGGCATGCAGCATTGCGAGCGTCTGGCGATTCCCGAGCGCAAATTTCATTGAGGTCGCAGCCGAGGCCAGGGAAGAATTGACAAAAAAGTTAAAGAAAAACATTTGCACATCGGTGCTTTTCTGATATATTATTGCTCATAGGGCGATTTTTCACGCCTAAAAATATGTAGTCACCCCGCAAATAGCGCGGGACAAACCCAGAAAGCCGCCTCTTAAAGGTGGCTTTTTTGCATTGCAGCGCCACCTTATGAGGCCAGCATGCCCCACGTCATACATACCAAGCGCCGGCCATTCATTTGTCGGATGTGGAATTCATATGCCGGCTGGCGCGCGATATACGGCCGGTGGGACTCGATCAAAGCTGCTTGGTGGATTGCGAGGCTGTGATGGCATCAACTAACAAACCGAATAAGCAGGCGGTCCGTGATTACATGGACAGCCGCACGCACGAAGAAGACCCGCCGCCGACGCTCGAGGAAATTCGGCGCCAGCTAGGGTGGCATCTGGTCCAGGGTGGCTGGCCGATGCCGGAGGTGCCAGACTGACGCCTCGCTGGGCGGAAGGCCGCGCAAGCCGGGACGGATGCCGGTCACCACAACTATTTAACGCCTCGAGTCCAGCCGGATAGCGGGGCATTCCGAATTCATCCGCTGTGAAGTGCTGAATATGGCATGACATTCCTAAGCCGGTATTCACCGGGCCGCAAGGTGCGAGTCAAGCTATTTCAATGTAGGGCGGCGCCTCCGGGTGTCGCCCTTTTCTTTTGGCGGGGATGGAAATGGAAAGCATCACAATAGTCAACACGAGTATCCGGCAGGACCAGGATGGCCGGTTCTGCCTTAACGATCTGCACCGCGCCGCTGTTGCCCAAGGCAAGGCGACGAAGCATCACCGCCCGGGCGAGTTTATGCGACGCGATGATACTAAGCGCCTGGTAACTGCCATAAAAAAGAGATGCGCGAATACCCGCATCACTCCTGTGGCAATTATTAAGGGCAACACCCCGGGCGTCACGCAGGGCACATTTGTGGCAAAGGCACTCGTTTATGCCTACGCCATGTGGATAGACGCCGACTTTCACTTGGACGTGATCGAGGCCTTTGACCGCGGGCAGCACGACCAGCGCAACCTCTGGCAGCAGATGCAATCCCTGATCGCCAAGGAAGTCCGATCACAAGTCCGCGCCTCGTTCGGCTCGCGCCTGATGCTGGACCGGAAGCGCGAGCTACCAAGCCTGCGCGATGAGCGAGCCTTGCTTGAGTCTGCCATCCAGCCATCGCTATTGAACTAAAGCCGAAAGCCATGATGCACATCGACTACTACCGCGACCTGATCATCCGAGCAGTCGCAGAGGACGAAAGCATGCTCGATTCCATTGCATCTACGCTATTTGCTAGCACCGATGCGCTGTCAATCCTGCGCGCCAAAGGGTACGGGGTGCATGGAATGCAGATTGATGCCACGGCCCGCCTGGTGCCCGAGGCAGACTAAGATCCCCTTCGTCGAGCAATCGGCGGTTGCCGCTGGCCGCATTCGTGCGACAGCGGCTTTTTTATTCGAGGTATGACATGCTGATCAACCTATGGTGCGCGCTGTTCGGGCATGACTGGCAGGTCAATGGTGACGGGCCTTCGGACATCGGTTCTGAGCGCAACTGCAGGCGCTGCGGGCGTCACTGGCCCGCTATCGTATGGCCTCGCAGCCACGCCACGCCAGGCCAATCAGGCGACATCAAGACCCAGGTGATCGCGGCCAGTGTTGGCGACACCATCGTTGTGACATACGAGGGCGCGCTGAGCGCGCATCAACTCGCCAAGGTAGTTGAGAACATCAAGCGCTGTATGTCCAGTGGCGTAAAGGTGCTGGTGCTCGACAGTGGCGCCAAGCTCACGCATGTGAAGGTGACAACTGTGCGCCCGCGCCCGGTAATCCCTCAGCCTAAGTGAAGCTACAAACCCTAAAGAGCCGCACGATGGATGATGCCAGCAGGGCCGCGGCAATGCTGGTCGAGAAGCAGTAATGGCCTGGTCGAAGCTGTCGCGCCAAGCGCGGGGATATGGCGCTGCATGGGACCGAGTCCGCAAGCTGGTCATGATCCGCGACTGCGGGCTGTGCCAGGTATGCGAGAGAGCGGGCAGGCTAGGCGTTGCCGCTCATGCGGTCGATCACATCGTAAGTAAGGCAAAGGCCGAGGCGATGAGGTGGAGCCAGGCGCGCATTGATGATCCGGTGAATCTTCAGGCAATTTGCGATCCCTGCCATTTGGTTAAGACTGAGGAAGAGCAGGGGAAGAAGCTCAAGCCGAGGGTGACGGTGGGGCCGGATGGCTGGCCTAGCACGTAGTGCTGCATGTTTATACAGTGCTCAGTTACAATACAAACAGCAAGGCCCGATCAGTGTTGACGCACTGCCGGGCCTCTAATTCATCCACTATCTGAGGTAGCAAATGACCTGCGCGAATTATACCGCCGTTACGCCAACATGCGCGTGCGGCAATCAACTCAAGCAAGCTGGACACGGACGGCCACGCAAGTACTGCGGACCGAAGTGCAAAGGGCGGCCGCAGCCCGCACCTAGAGCGACCAAGCAAAGAGCCCCGCAGAATTACAGCGCCGTTGGCGAAAGAGCGTTTGAGTGCGCACAGTGCAGCGCATCGTTCGCAGCCGACCACAAGCGTATGTACTGCACCGCATCATGCAAGTGGCGCGCACAGACGCTCAAGCGGTACCCTGGCGCGAGGATGATGTCTGACGTGCCGGCGAAAGACCGGGCGTGCAAGTGCGCTGGGTGCGGCAATGAATACAAGAACAAGCGCAATGGCGGCACAACTGGCGAGGGAAGCAAGTACTGCTCGCGGGAATGTGCGTTTGCTGATAATGCACAAGGCAAGCACGGCAACGTCAACCCAGATAAGCCGGGCGCATCAAGCCGCATATATGCGGGCTACTGCCTTTGCTGCGGCATCCCGTTTGTATCGCGCAGAGCTCGGTCGTTTTGTAGTTACGAATGCCATCCATCCAGAGAGTACGTCAGCATCGCTCCCGCAGCCAGGGAATGCGCCACTTGCGGGGCATCGTTTGTAGCGCCAAAGGCCAAGACAAGGCCAACAGATTTCTGTAGCGCCAGGTGCAAAGCGTCGGCAATTTCCAAGCAAAGGCGAATCCAGCGCAGCAGGAGGCGAGCCCTAACAAGAATGATGTCGGTTGAGAGTGTTGATCCATTTAAGGTATTCGACCGCGATAAGTGGAGGTGCCAACTGTGCGGCACAAAGACTCCAAGACTTAAGCGCGGAACATTCGATCACGACGCGCCAGAGTTGGACCACATTATCACGCTGGCAGATGGCGGCGAGCATAGCTACAGAAATACCCAGTGCGCATGCAGGAAGTGCAATGGAGCGAAGTCCAGCCGATCAATGGGGCAACTTCTGATGTTCGGATAGTTGCACATGGGTAAGCCCCCTTATGTCTTTGGGGAACCAGCCGCGCAGGACCGCGCTTACCCACTATTTTCATAAACGTGGACAAAAAAAGTAAAAAGGCATTTTAGGAAATGACACAACGCGGCAGAAAATCGGGGGCTATGAAAGAGGTCGCCGGTCTAGTCGCGCCTACGCGCGTTGACGAACGCCTCCGCGCGCCATTGCACCTAAGCGATGCGGAGCGCTCGGTCTGGGTAGAGGTAGTTAACGATCAGCCTGGAGGTGCATTCACGCCGACGCACTCGCCCCTGCTGGAAATGTACTGTCGGCACATTACGCAGGCTCGCATTCTTGCTGATGAGCTTATCAATTTTGAGCGCGCATGGCTTGCTGATAGTGACGGGCTGAAACGATACGACCGCCTGCTGGCGATGTCCGAGCGCGAGAGCCGGGCCGCGTCGTCACTGGCCACCAGGCTAAGGATTACGCGCCAGGCTGTTGAGCATCCGACGACTGTGGGTCGCAGCCTGAAGAACCAAGCGAAGGGACGCAAGCCGTGGGAACTCGCGCTGAACGAAAGCTAAGCCGAGGCGAGCGCAATATTGCGTGGGTCGAAGATCATTGCCGCATTCCAGAGGGTCGGCTGGTCGGAAGGCCGGTCAAGCTAACCAAGCATCAGCGGCGATGGATTTGCAGAATTTACGATTCCCCGACTCGCGTATTCATTCTGACGATGGCTCGGAAGAATGCCAAGACTGCACTATCGTCATTTCTTTTACTCCTGCACCTGTGCGGGCCGGAAGCGAAGCCGAACAGCCAGCTTTATAGCGCGGCACAATCGCGCGACCAGGCATCAATCCTGTTCGCACTCGCGGCCAAAGTTGTAAGGATGTCGCCAAGTCTGTCGGAGTATGTGGGCATTCGAGACACCGCAAAGCAACTCTATTGCGACGAACTCGGGACGCTATACCGCGCGCTGAGCGCTGATGCATCTACAGCATACGGGCTTAGCCCGGCCTTTGTTGTGCATGATGAACTTGGACAGGTCAAGGGGCCGCGATCCGAACTATATGAGGCGCTGGAGACTGCAAGCTCCGCGCAAGAGTCGCCCCTGTCAATCGTGATCTCGACGCAAGCACCGACCGATGCCGACTTGCTGAGCCTCCTGATTGACGATGGCCTGACCGGAGCTGATCCGCGCATCAAGGTCGAGCTATATACCGCGCCACTTGATTCGGACCCATTCAGCGAAGAGTCGATCAGAGCGGCAAATCCGCACTTTGATGACTTCATGAACAAGGAAGAGGTTCTTAGGCAGGCGTCGGATGCGAAGCGAATGCCGAGCGCCGAGGCCGGCTACCGGAACCTGATCCTAAATCAGCGCGTCGAGTCGCGAAGCCCATTTGTCACGCGCTCGGTATGGCAGGAGAACGGCGCAGCGCCGCGAGAACTTGAGGATGGCGCGGAAGTATTCGGAGGGCTTGACCTGTCTAGCGTTTCTGACCTAACTGCGCTGACGCTCATTTCTGAGAGCAAGGAGCCGATTGGGCGCAAATACGTAGACGGGCGACTTGATTCTGATGTTAAACCGTGGGATGTCTACCCGACATTTTGGCTTCCAGAAAACGGACTAGCCGAAAAGTCGCGCGCCGACAGGGTGCCTTACGACCTATGGCAGCAACAAGGCTTTCTCATGACAACGCCAGGCGCGTCGATCGAATACGAGTTCATCGCAGCGCATCTGCGCGAGGTATTCGACCGCTACAACGTGCGAGCGCTGGCGTTTGATAGGTACAACATGAAATTTTTAAAGCCGTGGCTGGAGCGCGCCGGGTTCACAGGGGACGAACTATCCAGGTTCATAGAGTGGGGACAAGGCTTTGTGGGGATGTCGCCGGCAATCAGGGAATTTGAATCACTTCTCTTGGCGCGAAAGTTGCGACACGGGAATCACCCAGTGCTGGCTATGTGCGCCAGTAACGCGACAGTCGTTAAAGACCCTGCCGAGAACCGCAAGTTCGTCAAGGGCAAGGCAACGGGGCGCATTGACGGAATGGTGGCGCTGGCGATGAGCGTCGGCGTGATGCCGCAAGCGCCATCATCTGAAACAAAATCATTCTGGGAATAACATGCAAAAATTCATATCCGCCTTGCCTGACGTGCTGATCGTCGCGGGCGTGAGCGCAATTTCGTATGGCGCCTGGCTCGTACATCCTGCTGCCGGCTTCATTATCGGCGGCATGCTCGCGTCGGGTCTTGGCGCTCTTGCATCTCAACGGGCCCAATAATGTCGTTCTTCGTGCCTGAGCGCAAAGCCGCTTCTATTTCCGGCGAACTCCAGGAGTTTTTTAGTTCGCGCTTGTCGATGACGGGCAAGTCAGTGACGGTCGATAGTGCGCTGCAGGTATCCTCGGTATTCGCGTGCCTGCGCGTACTGGGCGAGGGCGTGGCCCAGGTGCCTCTGAAGTTGATTCGCGAAGGCAAGGACGGTCGCACACGCCTAGCGGCCCGAGAGCACCCGCTTTATGACGTGCTCGCGTACCGGCCGAACCCATGGCAGACCTCGTTCGAGTTCCGCGAGACGATGATTTGGCACGCCGGACTGGCTGGCAATTTTTACGCATTCAAAAATATCGTCAACGGCAAGATCAAAGATCTCATTCCGTTCGAATCTGGATGCGTCACGACGCAGCGCGACGAGCGCACCGGAGTGCTGAGTTACGACGTCTCGCTGCCATCGGGCGAATACAAAACATTCCCGGCCAGCGCGATCTGGCATGTGCGCGGCCCCAGCTGGAATTCCTGGATGGGCCTTGACTGCATGACGCTCGCCCGCGAGTCGATCGGCCTGGCCATGGCAACTGAAGAACAGCACGCGCGCATGCACAAAAACGGCGTGCAGGCATCCGGCGTGTATTCCGTCGAAGGCACACTGGATAACGCACAAAGCGAGAAATTACGCGGCTGGATCGAGAAAAACTCGGCCGGATTGGTCAATGCCGGGCGCCCGATCGTGCTTGATCGCGCCGCAAAGTGGGTTAGCACTGCCATGACCGGTGTCGATTCGCAGCATTTGGAGACCCGAAAGCACCAAATCATCGAGATCTGCCGTCATTTTCGCGTGAATCCAATCATGATTTACGGCGACGACAAGCTCTCAACATACGCTGGGTCGGAGCAAAATTTTCTGAGTCATGTCGTCCACACCTTGAGCCCGTGGTATCAGCGCCTCGAGCAGTCCATGGACGTCAACTTGCTGACAAAAAAAGACCGGGAAGAGGGGCTTTACACTCAATTTGTCGAAGAAGGCCTGCTTCGCGGCGACTCGAAATCGACCGCTGAGTTTTTGACCAAGCTCAGCACGAACGGGATCATGACGCGCAACGAAGCGCGCGCCAAGCTCGACCTAAATCCAATCGAAGGGCTCGATGAGCCGCTGACCCCCGCGAACATGATCATCGGCGCAGAACCAGCCGCCGCAGATCCCGCACAAGGAGTAACCGCATGACCACAAAAACGCTCGACTTTTCCTGTGAGTTGAAGGCATCCAAGGATGACGGCTCTTTCGAGGGCTACGGCTCCGTATTCAACATCACAGACCAGGGCGGCGATGTGGTTGTGCCGGGCGCCTTTGTCGAAAGCCTGGCCAGCCAGAAAGCCACCGGGCGCATGCCCGCAATGCTCTGGCAGCATCGTCAGGCCGAGCCGATTGGCGTCTACACCAGCATGGAAGAAGATGCGATCGGGCTTAAAGTCTCCGGCCAGCTTGCGCTGAAGACCTCGCGCGGCGCCGAGGCCTACGAGTTGATGAAAATGGGCGCCTTGTCCGGCATGTCGATTGGCTACCGCTCGCGCGATGATAGCTACGACCGCGTGACTGGCGTTCGGACACTGAAAAAGCTCGATCTGATCGAGTTAAGCCTGGTCACGTTCCCGATGAACGATGCTTCGCGCGTCGCGTCGGTGAAAAGTATCGAAACCCTCACCAATATTCGCGATGCGGAGGAATTCCTGAGAGAGTCAGGGCTTTCACGCAGCGCAGCCGTGGCGTTTATCGCCAGGGTTAAGTGCCTCGGACAGAGCGATTCTGATGGGGGTGACATGCAGCAAATCGTTTCGGCATTGAAGCGTCGAGACGCTTATCTGGCCGCATAAGCCAAAAATCAACCACCCCCCCCGAGCCGGCATATAGCCGGTTTTTTTACGCCCAAAGGAAAATATCATGTCGGATCTCGCAGAAGTAAAAAGCATCATCGAAACCCAAGGCCGCGCCTGGGAAGAGTTCAAAAAGACCAATGACGAACTGGTCAAAGCCAAGGCTGACGGTAAATCTGTTGGCGATCTGGAAGCCAAGCTGACCGCAATCGAGTCGAAGGGCCTGGCATCGGGCGAAGCGCTGAGCGCCAAGCTGGTTGCCGCAGAAGCCGAAGTCAAGCAGGCCAAACTGGCTGCTGAAGAAGCCAAGACCGCCGTCGAAGAACTGGAAGCGAAGTGGAACCGCGAAGGCCTGTTCGCAAAAGGCGGCGCCAAGAAAGCGGATCACAACGCCTGGGCGCGGGCAGTTGTCGGCGCCCATACCCAGGGCGTCGCCAACCTGACCTCTGACCAGCAGAAGGCTCTGGCGGCTGTCGAGGCTGAATACAAAGCGCTGGGCATCAGCAACGACACCACGGGCGGCTATTTGGCCCCTGCGGAATTCGTCCGCGAGATCATCAAGGGCGTCACCGAGATGAGCTCGGCCCGTCAACTGGCCCGCGTTCGCCAGACTGGCAGCAAGTCGATCATGCTGCCAAAGCGCACCGGCCAGTTTGCTGCACAGTGGACCGCCGACCAAGGAGCCCGCTCCGAAACGGCCGGCCTGGCATGGGGCATGCTGGAAATTCACGCGCATGAAATGTATGCGCTGGTCGACATCTCCCAGCAGAACCTGGAGGACAGCGCGTTCAACCTGGAATCGGAAATCAGCTTTGAGGCCACGGAGCAATTCGCTGTTGCTGAAGGCGCCGCCTTCGTCAACGGTTCCGGCGTCGGCCAGCCCGAAGGCTTCATGACCAATGCCGACGTTGGCTTTACCGTGTCGGGCAGCGCCGCTACCGTTACTTCGGATGGCTTGCTGGCACTCAAGCATGCCATCAAGACCGCCTACGCACGCAATGCTCAATGGGCGATGAATCGCACCACTCTGGGCAGCGTTCGCCGCCTGAAGACCACCGGTGGCGATTACGTGTGGATTCCTGGCATCGCCGCCGGCAAGCCGAACACCATCGATGGCGATCCGTACGCTGAAGTGCCTGATATGCCAGTCGAGGCAGCCAATGCATTCCCTGTTGCGTACGGCGATTTTGCTCGCGCCTACTCGCTGGTTGATCGCGTCGCAATGAGCATGCTGCGCGACCCATTCACGCAGGCGACCAGCGGCAATATCCGGTTCCTGTTCCGTCGCCGGCTGGGCGGCATGGTCGTGTTGCCGGAAGCGATCCGCAAGCTGAAGTGCTCGGCCTAATCATCGGCTAAACCCCGCTCGAGCGGGGATTCCCAACCAAATCAAAGGAGTATTTCATGCAAGATCTTCACAATAATATCGCGATCAAACGCGCCATCAGCCCGGTTTCGGTCGCAGACAACACCGCGCAAGTCTCGCAAATCATCGACATGCTTGGTTACAACTCACTTGAATTCGTCATTGCGACAGGCTCGATTGCCGATGTGGACGCCACATTTACTGTTCTGGTAGAGGACGGCGCCGTTTCGAATCTGTCGGATGCCGCTGCGGTTGCCGACACGTTCCTGCTCGGGACCGAAGTTCTCGCCGCATTCACGTTTGCCGACGACGACAAGTGCCGGAAGATCGGCTACACCGGCAGCAAGCGATATGTTCGCCTGACCATCACGCCAGGCGGTAATGCGTCCGCTGCGCTGCTGTCGGCCGTCGCCATCCTGGGCAATCCAGGCAGCGCCCCTACCGCCAATCCACCAGTATAACCGCGACATGAGGCGGCCCCGGTCGCCTCCAAAGGATTATCCCCATGAAAATTATCATGATGGTCTCTGAGCGAGGCTCGATTGACGGCATCAGGTCGGCAATGTACGTCGCCGGATCTGAATATAACCTGTCGGATTCGCCCGGCGCGGTTGCGCTAGCAGAGGCATTCATCGGCGCTGGTATGGCCGAAGAAGTCCATTCGCGCACTATCGAAACCAAGGTTACAGATCCAGATCTTGAGGTCGGCCAACTGGTTGAGCTTGCATTCGAATCCAAGCCAGGCGCAAAGCCGGGCAGGAAAAAATGACCAACTGCCTCCTTTTCGCCCTCGCGCTGTACTGGCGCCGAAGGGCTAAAGGAGCGCGCTGCTACATCAGCATCAGGAAATCCGACGCGGGCCCGTTCCCGCATTTCCTAGTATTCGAATACCGGCGCGGCATGTTCCGCGCGATCAGTTACAAGCCGATCAATCCGCGTCACAAGACCTGCCCGCCGCCCGTATTCAAGGGCCGGGCAAGTTGGGGCGATGCACCGAACAATTCACACAAGAGGTAATTTATGGGCTATAGCACCGAACTGCGTAATGCCAAACTGGATGCGATCACGACTATTGTCGGCGATGGCGGCAAACTCGAAATCTACTCAGGGGCAAAGCCCGCTGTCGGCGGCGTGGAAGGGACGACGCTTGCCGTTTTCACCCTGGGCACTCCGTTTGCGCCAGCGGCATCTGGCGGCGTTCTTTCGCCGACACTTCCTGCCGCAACTACAGGAGTTGCCACCGGCACAGCTGGATGGGCGCGCGTCACGAAGGCCGATGGCACCACGTTCGTCATTGACCTGACCGTGGGTACATCTGGCGCAAAGATGAATCTCAATACGCTGTCGATCACGAGCGGCGGCGCCGTGTCGGTCACAAGTTGGACCATCACCGACGGCAACGCGGCCTAAGCAATGACCTACCCGATAGCGCAGTCGTTCTCGGCGGCGAGTGGCGCGACGATTTATGCCGGCCGTGCTGCGCCGTCGGGCCTGCCAGTATGGTTGCAGGCAATGGCCGTCGGAGAGCTTGCGAGCATCAGCGGCACCGCCCCAAGCGCGTCAAGCGGTGTTGTTCCTGCCGTAGCTGGGTCGATGGGTACGCAGGCGGGGATTACAAACGCATGGTGCGGCGGGATCGTGCATGGCAAAAAATTCATAGTCCACGGCGGCGGTCATGCCGACTATGGAGGGAATGAATTTCCGGTCATAGACCTAAGTACAGACGCGCCCGCATGGGATTTGCTGATTGAGCGCACCCCTGTGGGCAACTTGCTCGGCGGCTCAAACTACTATGCCGATGGTCGCCCGACAAGTCGGCACACGTATTACGGCATGTTCGTTGCGACCATCGCAAGCGCGGCAAAGATTCTCCGGTTTAACGCAAATATGGGCTTCGCTTACAACGGCGCGCCGGTGAATGGGGCAGCGGACGTTCGCACACTCGGAATTGACGGGTTCGACCTTACGTCAAACGTTTGGGAACCCGCAGCGCACGGCACTATGCCACGGATCACCGGATCAGAAACGGCAATGGGCCAAGACCCCGTTACGGGTGACGTTTACGTGTGGGGCTCAAACTCGGTTATCTCGAAGTACGACGCGACCACCGGCCTATCTTCCGACATTGCCGACCTGCCCGGGGTAGAGGGCGCAGGCGCGGCGCTATTCGTGGACGCGGCCAACGGGCGTCTCGTCCGCATCGGCGGGCGCGCGAGTGGTGGCGTCGTCTATACCGACAAGTCCGGGGGCGGCGCGAAGGTAGCGCCGGCATTGACCGGGCCGGGCGCAGTCGCGTTTAGCGCCGCGCTCTCCGGAGAGCAGCACGGGTGGGGTAGGGCGCACGACACGACACGGAATCACGCATACCTTTACACGACCGCCGGCGCCATTTTCCGACTAGACCTGGCGAATTTTAGCGTCGCTCAAGTCGCGCCGACCGGCGAGGCTTTGCACGCGGAGGTAAACGGCTGGTGGGGCCGTGCCCAGTACATGGATGAGTTGGACATCATCGTTTCTCTCGCGTCATGGACATCCGCAATACAAATTTACAGGGTGGCATAAATGGCGCTACAGGATTTTACCTACCGCCTAAAAGCGGTAAATGGCGACACTACGCCGGTTGACGTGGTTGGCGGCAGCATAACATTGGCTGGCGGCACGATCACTCTCGTAGATATGGGCGGCAGTGATTACGCATGGCAATTTGTCGGGAAGGCCAGCGCCGATGGGCCATCTAAAACTGTAACTGGCACGACTGCCGGCACAGGAGTTACGATAGCTCTACGTATTGCGGTAACGTCGTATGACGCGGCAGGGTTCGCCTATTTAGCCGGATACGGTGATGATTCTACGCCTGCAAAGGGGCTAGTGTTGGGCCAAAACGGCACCAATATTATCCGCAGCCGATGGGTTGATTCGGGCACTGACACGCTTTCAATGTTGACCGTCAATACGGCTATTCGCACGGTGGTTATTCGAGCCACTATCAACAGCGGAGTGACAGACAAAGTACACTCGTGGGTCAATGGCGTTACCGGGTCGGCGGATACCGCTGACTACATCAGCACCGGCCAAAACTACACCTCGCCTATCCTGGATACGGTTTTCCTTGGGTCAGCAGGCAGCACTATCCGCGTATCGGATTTTGTTGTATGGGGCGAAGAACTGAGTGATGCGAACTGTCACACGCTCGCGGAAAGCGGGATTCGCGCAACGCTGGACGTGACGCCATCGGTCGATGCCACGATCAGTTGGACCGAGCCCGCCGACATTTCCGCAATCGCTGGCGACGTTGCAATCTCCGCTGTCACGGTGGATGTCGCGTGGACTGAAGCCGCTGATGTGACGGCTATCGCAGCGCTTGCCGAGGTGTCGGGCGCGATGTCATGGACCGAGGCTGCAGACGCTGCCGCAATTGCCGCGACATTCACGCCGAACACGCCGACGATCACGATCGCAGATATTAAACTCAACAACGGCACGCTGCGCGCCTCAGAGACGTTTGACGCATACATCTACAACCTGACGACCGGCGCGCTGGTCGTCAAACTTGCGGCGCAGGTATCGACTGCTGGCGGCGATTTGGAGCTGGTGAGCGCATCGATGACCGCTGCTGTCGAGTACCGCGTGGTACTAGTTGATTCCGGTGGCCTGGCGGGCGTGGGCAGGGCCACGGCAGCATGAGCTTCCGCGTAGATGCGCCATGGATTGCCGACTCGTTCATTGTTGGCAACCAGGGCGGCGGCGTACTGGCCGAGGATCTAGCGACGACTGGCGACAGCGGCGATGGCTTTCTGTCCGCATGCGTCACGCTGCCCGCCGACAATGGCAAGGAAATTCGGGCGCTCATTACCTACGTGCCGCCCGGCCTGACGATGTATGCGTATGAGGATGGCAGTGTTATAGCGTCGGCAGCAGATGGCGCTTACGTCGCACGGTACGAGCTTTACGTTGACTACGCGCTGACCGGGCCAGAAACTAACCTGACATTCACATTTGGCGACGTCTCGATTGCCGCAGCTTGGACTGAGGCCGCTGACAGTTTTGCAATGCAAGGGGCGGTCGAGGTATTGATCGGCGCAGCATGGACCGAGGCCGAGGATATTTTCTCGGCTACCGGCAGCGTAGCAGATCAGGCGGTATCGGGCGCAGCAGCATGGACTGAAGCAGCCGATGTTTTTGCAATCGAGGCGACCGCACTTGGTCTGGAAATAGCCTTAGCGTGGACTGAGGCTGCGGATATCTGCGCCATTGCCGCGCACATGGACGGCGCTGAGATATTGGCGGCTATTGCGTGGACTGAGGCTGCTGACTCCATGGCGATAGCGGCAACGAGGTACGCGAATGCGCCGCGCGGTAGCGGATACGCGCCGCAGCGCAGAGAGTCAACGACCAGGCCGAGCAGCAGCAACACGTCGCGCCCCGAATCAACCCAGAGGAACAATCGATGACCTACCGCTTGATCACGCCGCCAGTCAATATGGCGGTGTCGCTCGCTGACGCCCGTACCGCCGGCCGGCTGAATGGCACGGCGCTTGATACCGAGCTTGAAATGGTCGTGCGCGGGATCACTGAGGATGCAGAGCACGCTACGGGCCGCGCATTCATCACGCAGACGTGGCGCGTCACGCTCGACAGTTTCCCGGATGCGATCAGGCTCGCGGCATCGCCGGTCCAGTCGGTTGCGAGCGTTAAATATTTGGACGTGAGCGGAGTAGAGCAGACGCTTGACCCGCTAGATTACACGGTCGATCTGGTGAGCGAGCCTGCTTATATCGCGCCAGCGCCAGACCTCGCATGGCCGACAACTTACGACCGCATCAACGCGGTCTATGTTGATTTTGTATGCGGATATGGCTCCGCAGATACCGATGTCCCGAGCGGCGTCAAGTCATACATTTTGGCGAAAGTGGCCAGCCACTATGCGCCGGCCGGAACGCCGGAATTGGGATATTTCCCCCGATTGCTTGACCGGTACCGGGTGTACTGATGGCCATTCCATTCAAATGTGACGAGCTGGTGACGATTGAAAGCCCGCCAGCGATTGATCCGGCAACCGGTGAGCTTGGCGCGACCTGGACGATCGTCGCGGCGAACTATTGGGCGAACGCTCAGGACGTTCTGCCTAGCCGCTCGGAATCGGTCGAGCACGGCTTGCGCATTGGCGTGCTGCGGACCCGCCTGCGCATGCGCGTAGATGACGCGATCACCGCGACTATGCGCGTCACGCTGCACAACAAGGGCGACAGGGTAATGCAAATTATCGCCGGGCCATCACTGCTTGATGACCGCGAGCACATGGAATTCATGCTGGAGGCGTATTCGAATGGCTAATCAAAACATATCTGGCGGGCGCGAACTCGACGCGGCATTGCAGTCGTTATCCGTAAAAATTGAGAAGAACATTCTACGGTCAGCTTCACGTGCTGGCGTTAATGAATTCAAAGATGAGGTTAGATCCAATTTGGTATCAACCGGGTCCATTGAGTCAAATATGCTTTGGCGAAGTGTGCGAGTTTCATCGAAAGCCAAGGGCGGTAGGGTCACGGCATCCATAAAAATCGGCAATAAGAAGGCGTGGTACGGACACCTTATTGAATTTGGCGTCAAAGCTCACGGCACAAAAAAAGGTGCCGACCGTGAGCGCGGGAAATATCAGGACGGGAAGTTGCACCCAGGCTTCAGCGAAAAGCCATTTGCCCGACCTGCATTTGACTCAAAGAGTGGCGCAGCACTTGCCGCTTTCGCCGCGCAAGTACGCAAGCGGCTTACGGCCGAGAACATCAACGTTCCAGCGCCGGAGGTGGAATGAGCGCCGTACAAGTGATCCGGTCGCTACTTACTGGTTCGGCCACGGTAGTAGCGATTTGCCCGGCGATACGGATCATCATCGGGACAGTGCCGCAATCAACACCAATGCCCTCGCTGTCAATCTCGCATATCAGTACCGTTGCCATTTCGAGAATTGACGCGCAGGCCGAGTATGGGCTGGTCACAAGTCGGATTCAGGTCACGGCAATGGCTGGCAATTATTCTGCCGCCAAGGCATTGATTGATGCATCCAGAAAGGCTTGCAACTTCGGACGCGGGGAATTGGCTGGCGTCAGTGTTGTGAGCGTGGTGCGCGATACGGTTGGTCCCGATTTATCAAATGACGAAGCCACGATCCACTTTCAAACAATAGATTTCAAAGTCGCATATTTCGAACAGAACTAATTAAGCAAGTAAGTAAGTATTTTCAACCCAAACCGCAATGCATCCGCTTGCGGTTTTTTTTACGTCTAAAGGAATTATATGGGCACCGCGAGCGGAATTTATAAGCAGGTCAAATACAAAGAGGAAGTCACATACGGCACCGTGCCAACGGCTACAGCCTCCCAGGCTATTCGCCGCGTCACATCGAATCTGGACATGACGAAAGAAACTTACCAGTCGGGCGAGATCCGTTCCGACTTCCAAATGGCCGACTTCCGGCATGGAACCCGCAAGGTTGGCGGCTCGATCAACGGCGAGTTGTCGGCCGGTACGTACAAAGACTTCATCGCCGCCGCGCTGAAGAAGTCGTTTGTGGCGACGGCTGCAATGTCCTCACTGTCGATCACGATTGCCGGAACCGCCGGCGCATGGACGATCGCACGGGGCACAGGATCATTTCTCACGGATGGGGTAAAAATCGGCGACGTTGTGGCATTGACTGCCGGGGCATTTAATGCAGCCAACCTCAACAAGAACATCATGGTCACCAATGTGACTGCGCTTACTCTGACCGGCCTGGTATTGAATGCGTCCGTGCTGGTTGCGGAGGGGCCAATTGCATCTGCATCACTGACGGTGCGCGGGAAAAAATCTCTCATTCCACAAACTGGCCACACGGACAAGTCGTACTCGATTGAGCAATGGTACCCGGAAGTTCCGACGAGCGAGACATTCACCGGATGCAAGGTGTCGAAGCTTTCGTTTGGCCTTCCACCTTCCGGGATGGCGACAATCGGCGTCGACTTCATGGGCAAGGACTCCGTGACTTCGGCTAGCGAATACTTCACCGCTCCGACGGCTGCGACCTCGACCGGCATTATGGCTGCTGTCAACGGCGTTTTGCGCGTCGGCGGCGTCACCGTGGCGAACGTGACCGGGCTGACCATTGACGTGGATGCGGCGCAAAGCGGCGAGCCGACTGTCGGCAGCAACACTGTGGCATTCCAGGCTGCCGGCCGCGTGATCGTAACCGGGCAGATTACCGCGACGTTTGACTCCACGACTCTGCGCGATGCGTTTTATGGCGAGACTGAAATCAGCCTGTACGCGGCATTCACCGCAGACAACACGGCGCTTTCCGATTTCATCGGCTTCAACATCCCGCGCATCAAAGTCGGCGGCGCGTCGAAGGACGATGGCGAGAAAACCATCACGCAGACATTCCCGTTCCAGGCGCTGCTGAACACCTCCGGCGGTGCGGCCCTGTCCACCGACATGACCACCATTTCCATTCAAGACTCGGCTGCATAAATCCCAGCCATAACCGGCACCGAGCGGTCCAGTGTCGCCCTTTCGCGGGGCGCGCTGGATCGTCACGGGCATTTTTAAACCACCCGCGAAAGTACAAATATGAACACCGAAAAAGACGTAAGCAATCTGGCATTCAAGTTGATCACCAACCTCGACATCGACGCATACGAAGATGTTCCGACCGGCAAATTGATCATCCTGGACCCGAAGACCCAGGCTCCAACCAGTTCATTTATTGAGCTGGCAAGCCCGGAGCACGAGTCGCGCAAGCGCCTTGACCTGACCCGCACGCGGGCATTGCGGGCCGAGTATGCCAATACCGGAAAGATGCCGAGCACTGACCCTATTGACGACATCGAAGACGAAACGAACTATCTCGTCGCCGCGACGTTGAGCTGGAATATCACTCAGGGTGGCGAACCTCTGGAATTCACTCCTGCCGCCGCTCGCAAGCTCTACACCGACCCGAAAAAGCAATGGCTTCGCGCCCAGGCGCTTGTTGGCCTGCGTAAAACAGAGCTTTTTATCAAAACCTCCGCAAAGGCCTAGCGGAGAGCTGCCGCGCCGAGTTTGAACTCTCGGCGCGGCAAGGTGATGGCGCCAGTCTGAGGACTCACCTCCAGAGGCTAGCGAAGAACACAGGCAAAGCTGACCCGCGCCTATCCATCGAGTGGCCGAAGCTAGGTCAGCCGATATGGGACGTTTTTTGCCGGCTCGGTCGCCCTGCTTCGATGAATGGCATGGAGGCGATTACCAATCAGGAAATCGCCGCCTATCAGTCTGTTCGCCGCGTCACTCTCACCGAATGGGAGCTTGACGTGATCGCGATGTTTGACCGTATCGCCCTTGAAATATCGAATAAAAAATAAAGGAAGCTCATGATCGTCGGAGATATGGAAATCCGCCTTCGCGCGGATATCGCTCGATTGCAACGCGACATGGACTCTGGCCGCCGCGTGGTCAATGACGCCAGTGCGAGCATGAGCCGCGCAGCCGACCGGATCAAGACGGCATTTGCCGGTATCGCTGCTGGTATTGGGCTGTCTCAAATCATCTCGATGACTGACCAGTACGCGAAATTCACAGCGCAGCTGCGCCTTGCCTCAACATCAGCGCGCGAGTACGCTGCGGCCTATGCTGATGTAAAGCGAATCTCTACCGCTGCGCAACAGGACTTGCAGGCTACCGGCGTGCTGTACGCCCGGATAGCCAACGGCACGCGAGAACTAGGCACCACGCAAAAGCAAGTGGCCGCGATCACCGAAACCGTCAACATGGCGCTCAAGGTTTCGGGCGCCACGGCGGCTGAATCCGCATCTGCGCAACTCCAGCTTTCCCAGGCATTCGCATCTGGCACGCTCAGGGGCGAGGAATTCAACGCGGTCAACGAGGCCGCGCCGCGCCTGATGCTCGCCCTTGCCGATGGCATTGGCGTTCCTGTGGGCGCGCTAAAGAAAATGGCTGAGAATGGCCTAATCACGTCCAAAATTATGTCTGACGTGCTTCCGAACGCGCTTGAGAAGCTGCGCGAAGAAGCCAAGGAAGTGCAGACCATCGCCGGGGCATTTACTGTCCTCAAAAACAACATGATGGAGTTCGTCGGGGTGCAGTCGAATGCAAGCGGGGCTGTATCGGCGATGACCGGCGCGATTGGACTCCTGGCCAATAATCTGACCCTGCTTGCCGGCGCAATGCTTACCGTTATGGCTGCGAAACTTGGCTCGTTTCTCGGTGCTTCGGTCGCGAAAACTTATGAGAGCGTGGCATCGAATCGCGCACTTGTGGCGGCCAATCTCGCAACAGCGAATTCTCAAGTTGCGGCAACATCGGCAATTGCATCAACAACGGCAGCTCGCCTTGCCGAACTTCGCGCTGTAGTACTGGCTGCGCCAGCGACTGATCGACTTTTCCTGGCCACTACGGCACTCATACCAGCGCAAGGCCGCGCCGCCGCCGCCGCGACTGCGCACGCCGCAGCGCTCCGCGTGCAGTCGCTGGCAATGGGTCAAGCATCTATTGCTGGAGGCATCTTGCGTGGGGCCGTGGCGTTCCTTGGCGGCCCAGTCGGCGCGATCATCACACTGCTTGGAGCTGGCGCTATCGCATGGAGCATTTGGGGCGACAAAGGAAGCGAGGCTGAGAAGAAGGTCGTTGACACGCTGGCTAATGAGATTGATGACTATCTAGCGAACCTGAACAGGCAAATCGAAAAACTCAAGGAGCGCAACGAGCTGGCCGGGAAGGGCATGGTTTCTGCTGCCGCTCCTGAGAGTGATTACGACAAGAAGCGCGAAAAGATCATGGCCGAAATTAACCGAATCGGCAACCAGGCTGATCTCAATGTCGCGGCCAAAACTGAGATTTTGAAAGTATGGGGCGGGAAGCTCAATCAATTAACCATTGATATGCAAGCACTCAATGTCGCCCAGCAAAAAAACAAGGATCTTACGTTTTCCGGCAAAGAGGCAGATTGGCTTGGAAAGTACGGGACTGCCGCGCAAAAAACGGCGTACGAACTTGACGCTTTGCGCAAGGAATTTGGTAGAGTGACGCCCGCTATGGAGGCTCATGTAAAAAGCAAATACGCGGACAAGGGCGCGGCCACTGCCATCAATCAAGAGGCATCTGCCTACAAAAATCTTGTCGCCTCCATTGGTGAAAAGATCGCAGCCAACAAGCTCGAAATGAGCGGATACAACAAGCTTAACGATGCTCAGAAAATGACGATCAAGCTCGATGAGTCCATTGCATCAGGCAAGAACAAATTGAGCAAGGAGAGTATCGAGTCCGTGCGCGTGATGATCGCCACTGTGGCCGATCAGGATGCGTCGATCAGATCCGCCAATGACCACAAGAAATTGATGGATGACGCTTTGGCGAGCACTGATAAGATCGTCGATGCCATCGACGAACAGACCCGCGCCCTGCAATTCAAGATCAAGACCTACGGCCTTTTGCCGTCCGCAATTACCGCTGTCCAGATCGCCGAGCTGGAAGCGTCGCAGCAGTCGCTTGCCCTGAGTGATGCGGGCGTGGCAGACATCCAGCGCAAGATTGACGCGCTCAAGGGCCTGGCAAGCGCGCAAGCTGCTGCTGGCGCACTCGAAACCAATCCAGGTCTCACCCGCGCCAAAGAACTACTCGATGTCATGGCCCAGATCGACGAGGTGACGAAATCGGCAGCTGCTGGCATGGCCGAGTCATTTGGCAAAGTTGGCTCTGCCATCGGCGGCTTGACGACCGCGCTTTCAGGTTACGGTCGCGCGCAGGCTGCAATTGCCGCGCAACTGGCGGCCGCAACGAAGGATGCAGGCGGCGACACTTCAAAGATCGCCAAGGCGAACACGCTCGCGGCGCATCAGTCGGCACAGGCACAGGTGCGCTCATACGGCGATATGGCCAGCGCCGCCAAGGGCTTTTTCAAAGAGAACACGGCCGGCTACAAAGTCATGGAGGGCGTCGAGAAGGCGTACCGCGCTACTGAAATGGCGATGGCAATCGAAACCATGATTACCAAGAGTGGCATTCTTACCGCGTTCACCGGCATGTTTGTGGCGAGCAAGGCGACGGAGGCGGCGGCAGAGGTTGGCGCAACTGGCGTATCAGTCGCAGCTGCGGGCACTCAGTCAAGCGCATGGGGCATCACGGCTGTCGTCAAAGCGCTGGCATCCCTGCCATTCCCCGCCAACCTTGCGGCGGGCGCGGCCACTCTCGCGGCTGTGGTTGCCATTGGCGCCAAAATGATCGGGGGTATTGGCGGCGGTGGAGGCGGCGGCCAGTCCGCAGCCGACGCGCAGAAGGCGCAGGGCACTGGCGGCGTGTTCGGTGATGCAGATGCCAAGTCGGCATCGATTGCCAAATCTATCGAACTGCTCGAAAAGAACTCGGGCAGCCTGATCCCGCTGAATCGCGGCATGCTCTCGGCACTTCGCGCTATCGAAGCGTCGATGTCTGGGCTGACGAATATTCTCGTCCGAACGCCAGGTGTGATTGATGGCTCGAATCTTGGCATCCAAGAGGGAGTTCTGGCGAAAAGCAAGGGGCGCTCCGGGGTAGGTATGGCCGCTGGCGCTGCGGCTGGCGCGGGCTATGGCGCTACTGCCGGCGCAATTCTAGGGCCGCTTGGCGTTGCCATCGGCGCGGTCGGCGGCGCATTGCTCGGGGCCGCTGTCGGCCAGCTAATGAAACTCTGGGGCAAGACCACGCAAAAAATCGTGGACTCTGGCATACAGTTTGGCGGCAGTGTGCGCGGCTTGCAAGCAGGCCAAGGGATCAATCAATACGCCAGCGTGGATACGACGAAATCGAGCTGGTTCGGCCTATCGAAGAAAACGACGAACTCGATGCAGACCGCAGGCTTGAGCAATGAATTGACCGCTCAATTTGGCCTGATCTTCACCAATGTTGAAAATGCTTTGGCCGAGGCTGCCGGCGCTATCGGAATCGGCTCTGGTCAAATCACGTCCGCACTCGACGCGCTGACCATCGACATGACCAGTATTTCGCTCAAGGGGTTGACCGGCACGGCGCTGACAGATGCGCTCAATGCCGTGATCAGCAAGACGACTGACGAGATGGCGCAGGCTGCAATCCCCGGAATGGACGCGTTCCGGCAAGTGGGCGAGGGCTACGCGCAAACCGTGATCCGAATCGCGTCGAACTATGCGCAACTGGACGTCGCGCTGTCGTCCATCGGCATAACCTTTGGCGCGGTTGGCGTCAACTCTCTGGCGGCGCGCGAAAAATTGATTGAACTTTCTGGCGGTATTGATGCGCTGGCGCAGAACGTCGCATCGTTCGCTGAGAACTTCTTGACCGAAGCCGAGCGCCTGGCTCCAGTACAGAAGTACGTTACCGAGGAACTGGCGCGCATGGGTTACGCCGGCGTCACGACGCGCGATCAGTTTAAAGACGTGGCCATGGGTCTAAATCTCGCCACGGCCAAAGGCGCGGAACACTTCGCTGGTCTGATGTCCCTGCAAGCCGCTTTCGCCATGGTCACGCCAGCAATCGACCACGCTGCCATCGCAGCTGCCAATCTTGCAAAGGCGGAGCAAGAGCGAACAGCCGCAATTGAGGCGCAAGCAGCGGTACTGGCTGCGCAAGCTGCAGCGCTCCAGGCGACGCGGGACGATGCCGCCAATCTGCTGTCTGGTGTTGATGCGGCTTTCGGTGTTTTGCAGCGCGTGATCAATGCCGAGAAATCGAAAATCAACGAGGCTCACGCGCTGACGATGAAGAATCTGGGCGAGCGCATTACTACTGAGACTGCGGCAGTCGCAAAGCACAAATCGTTAGCCGATTCGATCAACAATTCGCTCGAGCAGATGCGCGCAGATAGCATTGGCACAGGTGCGCGCGCCGATGCTCAATCGCAGATCAAAATGATGCTGGCCATCGCGCGGTCGGGCGGTCCATTGCCGACATCGGACGCGCTCAAAGGCCCGCTCTCGGCGCTGTCCAAAGACGCATCGGGCCAGTTCGCCACTCTGGTCGATATGCAGCGTGACGCGGCTCGATCCCACAACGATCTGGCCGAATTGGGCGCACTCACCGACAAGGCGCTCTCGGTCGAGGAACGAGCACTGGCAGCGCTCGAAAGCCAGCGCGACAATGCGCAGCTCGCACACGCGGCCGAGATCGCGCGGCTCGATGGAATCGTTGCGCAGGCGCAGACTGAGATTGACATCATGCGCGGAATGGATGTTTCCCTGCTGACCATTGCGGGCGCCATGGCGGGCCTGCAATTGGCACTCCTGGCCGCGATGAAAAACCCGATCAACGCATCGACCGGAGCGATCACGAGCGCATACCAGACGTCACTTGGCCGCGCGCCAGAGGCTGCTGGATTGAAATACTGGCAGGACGCAGCTGCTGGCGGCATGGGCAATTCTGAGATTGAAAAGCTGATCGCCAACTCGTCGGAAGCTAAGGTGCAATCGCTGTTCAAGTCGGTGCTCGGTCGCTCGGGCGATGCTGCTGGTCTTGACTACTGGACGCAGCAAATGAACTCCGGCCTATCCGTCGATGCTGCGCGTCAGATGTTCATGCAGTCGGACGAGTACAAGCGGCGCCAAGGAATTCCGGGCTTTGCTGTCGGCATCAATCGAGTGCCGTTTGATATGCCGGCGATGATCCACAAAGATGAGGCGGTCATTCCCGCCTCGTTCAATCCGTTCAATCCTAATGCGCGGCCGGCGATTGCGGGCGGCGACACGCAGCGCCTTGAGCGGCTGGTTGAAGCGCTGACCGCTGAAGTGTCGCAGCTTCGTAAGGACAACAGCGCCGAGAACATCGCAATCGCTAAAAACACGCTGACCGTAGCCGACATTCAAGAGAAGCAAGAGGCCATCGGCCTGCCAGCAGAAAGGGCTGCATGATCATCCTCGACCCGACTGATATCTCCGACGCGAGCATGACCGGCGCAAATGGCACGTACTGGGACGCCAATGGCGTGCTGCAAACCGCAGCGGCAAATGCGCTGCGTGTCACGTATGACCCTGCGGATTTGAGCGCGCCGCCGTATGCTCTGATTGAGGGCGAGGCGAGGAATCTGGCCCTTCAAAGCGAAGACCTGACCGCCAGTTGGACTGTCAGTGTTGCCACGGTCGTACCCAATGCCATCGCAGCGCCAGATGGCGCGCTCACGGCGGATAAACTAGAAGAAACAGCAGTCGCTAATCAGCACCTTTTCTATCAGATTATGAGTGCTCCAGTGGTTGGCGATGTCTATGCGGTTAGCTGTTTCGCCAAGGCAGCAGAGCGCACCAAGATAGCCATAACCATGCACGGAGAGGGCTACTCAGTTTTTGATCTGGCTGCGGGTACTGTCTCACAAGCTGGCGGCAACGTATGCACGATAGCATCGTTGAAGGACGGCTGGTATCAATGCACCGCTCTTATTACGAAGACCAATACCAACGGCACTTTTCACTTCCTGTTGTGGGAAACGGCCCAGAGTTATCTTGGTGTCGCGGGCCATGGGGCATACTTTTGGGGCATGGAATGCAAAGCAGGTAAAGCGTCGTCGTACATCAAAACCACCACCGCAGCCGTCACCCGCCCCGCCGACATCATCAGCACGACCGGCACATTCCTGGCGTCGAACGTGCCCGAGGATGACGCCCCCGCATACGTGCCCGGCACCTATGCGCTTGGCGCGCAGGTCATTGACTCGCATCTGGTCTACGAATCGAAAGCCAATGCGAATACTGCTCCGCTGACAGACGCAACAAAGTGGCTGCTGATCGGCGCGACAAATCAGCGGAAGATGCTCGATCAGTACAACAACACGGCGACCGAGCATCCCGAGGAAATCGTGTTGACTCTCACGCCGCGCCAGATTGCTCAGGGGTTTTACGTCGGCGAGGTGGATGGGAGCGAGGTGTCGGTTGTCATGCAGGACAACAACGACAATATTGTCTACTCTCACTCTGAAAGCATGATCCTGTCGAATTCCGGCAGCAGCGCCTTCAACTGGTGCTTCAAGCGGATTCAGCGGAAGACATATTTTTTCACAGGCGATCTGCCGGTCTACTCAAATCCGCGCGTGACGATCTCGATCAAAAACCCGGGCGGCACGGCGAAATGCGGGATGTGTGCAGTCGGGCCGCTGATCGACGTGGGCCTGTCGAAATACGGACTCTCCACAGAGATCAAAGACTTCTCGTCATCGACTTTCGCATTCGACGGCACCAGCTCGACGATCCAGCGCGGGTACGCGAAAGTGATGTCAGTCGATATGATGGTTGAGAACAGTCAGATCGACTCTGTTCAGCAGCAGTTGGCCAATTTTCGGCAGCGCCCGGTCGTGTGGGTCGGCGCGGCGATGTACGGCAGCGCGATCATCTACGGAAAATATTCCAGTTTTAAAAATGTGATCGCTTACCCGGCGCATTCAATCATGTCGCTCAACATTCAAGGAACCGTCTAATGATTACAGTAATGCTCGACATCGAGAAGATGCCGAATCAGTCGCAGCAGCAGCCAATTTTTGACGCGAATATCGAGAAAGTATTTTCAGATCTTCCGACGTTCGCTGCGCAGATCAATGCGACATCGGCGGGCATGAATGCCATTGCGGCGGGCGGCGGGATATCGCTGGCATACACGTTCAGCACGAGCACGGCCGATGCTGATCCCGGCCCGAACACGCTGCGCCTCAGCAGTGCAACGCAGAACGCGGCAACGGTGATGCGGGTCGATCTGACAAGTGGCAGTGTTGATGTGACCGCGATTCTCAACTCGCTGGGCGACTCGACCAGCGTAATTAAAGGCCAGGTCAAACTGATCAAGCAGACGGACCCAAGCAAATGGCTGGTATTCCATTTAACCTCGATACTCAGTCCTGCTGGCTACCGCAATTTCACGGTGGTCAATGCAGGTAGCAGCGCAGCATCGCCGTTCGCAAATGGCGATGCTGTCCTGCTGATGTTCACGAGAACCGGCGACAAAGGCGATCTCGGTTTCGATTCGGAATTCACGGCGATCGCCAGTGCAGCGACGGTCAACCTCGATGCGACGGTCGGCAATTTCGGGCACATGACCGGCAGCGCCACGGTAACTGCATTCACGCTCGCCCAGGGTGCGCACAAGCGTGTGGTTGCTGATGGCGCGGCAGTCATCACGAACAATGCGAGCATCATCGTGCAGGGCGGTGCCAACTACGCATGCGAGGCTGGCGACATCCTGCTGATCGAAGGCGAGGGTAGCGGCGTCGTGCGCGTCACGATTGATCGCGCCAACGGTCGCTCGCTGAAATCAGCAGAGGACTTGATCGCCTCTTACACCGTCGGCGCTGCCGTAGCCAACATCGACTACCTGACGCTGTTTTCGAGTGAGTACGACAATTACCGGATCGAGGTGATTGGCGATCTTGGAACGGCCGCGTCGTCAATCTACATGCGCCTAGCCGTAGCCGGGGCGGTTGACACTGGGTCGAATTACTCGGACGGCCTGGGGGGGGATACAACAACCACAGTGCTTAACCCTCAGATGGCTATTGGGGTATCAACAACAGTCGGTGGGCGAGGTGGGAATGCCACTATATTGGTAGGCGGCGTAAATAGCTCCAATCGACTAAAAACCGTGCGGTCGTACGGCATTGCCCAAAACGGCACAGCGCCATCATGGGGGTCGCGCACATTGAATTGCGCATACGTTGCTCCCAATGCTGTTACCGGTTTCCGGCTCTATAGATCTCTTGGTGGCGACACCTTCGCAGCCGGCACCATTCTGGTCTACGGCCAACGCAAAACATAACCCGAGGATGACTATGAAAGTTGCTGATAACGGCATCGAGCGCGATGCCACGCCGGAAGAAATTGCGGAGATTGAGGCGCGTTCGGTTGTTGACGTGGGCGCACTCAAAGCCGCACTGATCGCCAGCGTCGATGACACCATCGCCGCAATCTGCGCGCGCTGGCTGCGATTCGAAGCAGGCTATGTCAAGCGCGAGGCGGCGGCGCGCGCGTTTGTCGCTGATGCGTATGTTGGCGATCCCGGAATCTGGGTCACTGCGTTTTCGAGCGCAGCCGGAATGACGGACGCCGATGCATCGGACCTGATCATCGTGCAGGCCGATGGGCTGCGGGTGGCGCTTGAAAATCTTGAGGCGCTGCGCATGACGAAGTACGGCATTCAGGCTGCGGTAGATGCGATCAGCGCACAGGCGGCGCATGATTCGATCATCGCGCAGGCAAATGCGATTGCGGGGGCGCTATGAACTTCAAACATGGATTTACCCAACTATTCATCGCATTCGATCAGTTTCTCAACGTTCTGACAAATCCGTTCAGCGATGAGACCTGGAGCGACGAAACGCTCTCAGCGCGGTGTGGCCGACTCGGCCATCGCAACCCGTATAAATTCTGGCGCGTCGTCATCGACTGGATGTTCGCCTGGCAGGGGCCTGGGCACTGCGTCCGAGCGCATCACAGCGAAATGGCGCGCTATAACTCGCCGCCGTCGACGCGCAGCGCGCCTGTCAAATGAGCGGCCAGCACAACGGCGGCGACCGGGCCGGGTCGATATTCAGGATGTATATGGGTGGCGCCGCCATCGCAAACTGGCACATGGCCACCTACGAGCCTCGATCGCTGATGCGTCTGGTCAGCGCTTCGGCCGAGGGCGCGATGCTGATCTGGCTGCTGGCGATAGTCGGCCTGGCGGCGCTGCTCGATGCGGTGATAAACGATTTCCTCCCGCCCCGGTTTCGCTGGCGCGTGGCGCTGCGCCAGAGGCATTTCATCCTGGCAGCCATGGCGTTCTGCTACGTGGCGCAGCTGTACGTGGCATTCATCTACATGCGGTCCTCCGCCGGACTGCTGCTTCAATACCTCTGGAACGTGGCGGCCATCATGGCGGTTGCGTTTTTCGATGCTCACCAGCGATCAAAGGACGCCTCATGCGTGATAGTTTGCAACTGATTAAAATGTGCTGGGTCTGGCTCCTGACGTTTTGGAGCGCCAGCGCCTGGGCGGCCACCACCACGTTCGCCAGCGACTTGTCGAGCATCCCGGCTGCTGCCGTCGCCGTTGCGCTCGCGCTGTCCCTGATCGGCGGCGCTGCGGCGACCCTGCAGAAGATCGCCAACCCGGAGTTCGTCGTCAAGTCCGTGCCGCTGGAGATCGTCAAGGATATCTTTGCCTCCGTCGTGGCCGGCCTGGTCACCTACTCGCTTTGCGCCTGGCAGGAAATCCCACTTCTACTGCAGCCTGGCTGCATCACAATCGCAGGCTATGGCGGCTCGCGCGTGCTTGAGCGGTATCTGGCCGCCGGCATGAAGCGGATCGATCAGCTCGGCGATATCCCGAAAGGTAAGCCATGACGCTCGATCAGCTTAAAAAAATTATGCCACATGCCCGCCTTAGAGCGGGTATTTTTTTGGAGCCGCTGAATCTGACCATGGCCGAATTCGGGATCGACACGCCGGCGCGGCAGGCTTCGTTTCTATCGCAAGTCGGGCACGAGAGTGGGCAGCTTCGCTACGTGCGCGAGCTTGCCAGTGGCGCGGCATACGAGGGGCGCAAGGATCTTGGCAACACGCAGCCGGGCGATGGCGTGCGATTCCGGGGCAGGGGCTTGATTCAGGTGACCGGGCGGGCGAACTACGCCGCTTGCATGATGGCGCTCGATATCGACTGCGTAGATCATCCCGAGCTTCTGGAATTACCTATCAACGCCTGCCGGTCGGCTGGATGGTTCTGGAAGTCGAACGGCCTGAACGGATTGGCCGATGCTGGCGATCAGCGCAAAGTGACCCGTCGAATAAATGGCGGATACAACGGCCTGGATGATCGTCTGGCACTGTTTAGCGTGGCGCAGCGAGTGTTGGCATGATCGCGCCCTACGCCATGCTGATCAAGATCGGCGCGGCCATCGCGCTGGCCCTGGCCATCTTCGCGGGCGGTCACAGCATGGGCGCGCGCGGCGTGCAGGCTGACTGGGACCGGGAAGCGCTGGCCCGGGTCGAGTCCGACAAACACGCCATCCTGGCCGCTGTCGCCGCAAACGACGCCGCGCACCGGCTCGACATCAAACAATCACAAAAGGTCATCGCTGATTATGAAAAACGCCTACAAGAATCTGATTCCCGCATTGATGATGAGCGCGCTGCTGCTGACCGCCAGCGGCTGCGCTTCACCATCGCAGCACGCTCTTGCACTGCCGCTGCCGGCCAAGCCGCAAGTCCCATCGTCGCTGATGGCGCCGGAACCGAGGAAATCGAGCTACCAGGCCCGATTGCAAACGATCTTCGGCAACTAGCGGAGGACGCGGACCGGGACATCGCGGCCAGGGATGCGAAAATCGAAGCGCTGCAGCGGTGGGCCCGGGATCGCGGGTTTTACGGGGAATGACTCAATCCAGCCGGCCTGCAATATCCTCTGCGCTTGCGTTGTAGTATGTCATTAACTGTTTGATATCTCTATGCCCGACCATGCGCGCCAGGTCCAGCACATCAAGTTTTCTCGCCAGCCTGGTAATCGCTTCGTGGCGCGTATCGTGGAACGTCAAGCCTTCAATGGTCGTTCGATTGTCCCTCGCCTTGCGAAACAAGGCGTCGAGCGATGACGACGACAGGCCGAACAGGTAGGCGGACTCTGGCAGCAGGCCTATAAGTTCCCGCGCGCGAGTGGAAAGCGCCACGGCGCGGCTCGTCCCGTTTTTCGTGTCGCGCAGAATCGCGGTCCGGCCGATGATGTCGCCCGGGAGAAGGTTGCAAATCTCACCGGCGCGCATTGCTGTCTCGATAGCGAAAAGGAAAGCTACGGCTACAGCCTGCATTTTTGTCCGCGCTGGCCCGCCGTCGAACCCGAGCGCCTCGCAAATCTGCGCCGCCTCTGCATCGCTGATGCGCCGGTCCCGCGCTTTGGACACTCCGGGTCGCCTCGTGTCGGTCGTCGGGCTGGTCGCAATCCAGCGCCATTCGCGCCTAGCGGTGGAAAATACGTGTGACAGCAGGTTCATATCGCGCACGATCGTCGACCCGCTTACCACCTTCAGTCGGGAATCACGCCAGGCGCCCAGCACCTCCGGCGTGACCGCGCACAGGCGCAAGCTCCCCAATCTCCCCAATTTCCCCACCTCGTGATTCGCCAGGGCGAGAATTCTCCGCTGCTCTGCCGCCGACGTTTTTTTGTGCGCAGATACCTCAGTGGCGTAGCGATCGAACGCGTCCTGCATTGTCTTGTCAGTATTTACGCCAGTTTCGACCATGCGCCGCAGTTCGGTTTCCCGCGCTGCTGCCCAAGACTGAGCCTCCGCTTTCGTTGAAACGGTTGTCGAATCGCGCACGCCGCGCACGTAGACCTGGGCTCGCCAGCCGGATTTTTGTTTTGTGATGGATGCCATGATGGGGAGATCATGGGTAAAGTTTGGGGAACTGTCAACGGAAACGACCTTGATTAACCTCTTAAATCATGATCTTCACGCCCAAGATTTACCATTATTTCACTCTACCGCCTGTTTTATTGGTGCCCGGAACCGGAATCGAACTCCCCGCCTTTGAAGGCGCTGCACTGTCGGCGGGGAGTTTATGGGGAGTTGCTGCGCTAGTTTTTTTCACGAAACTTTTTGGTCCATTCCACAACCTCTATGGCATTGTACAGCGGTCTTGCGCGGCCCTGAGATGGCAGGCGAATTGCTTTTGGGAATGATGTTAGGCAGGTCAACGTATTCTGCACATAACTCGAACTGCGCCGCAAATATTTGGCCACGTCCGACAAATCCCAGAGTTGATCAGAAAACGGAACGACCGGCCCGCCAAGTTTTTCGATCAGCGCATCAAATCTGTCCAAAAGCTCATCTGTCATTTTCAATCCCCTTCGCGGCAATAGCCGCATCATCCGTCCCGACCAGCACTCGGCGTACAGCGCGTGCCCGGCCACCCTCGTACGACGTGCGGTCGTTGTCCTGGCCGCCACCGTCGAAATCCTGACTCCACGCGCGAGAAGTGTCGGCTGCGTACTGCTCTCTGGACCAATAAAGCGTCGCATCGAACTTGTTCTTCAAGTTCGCGTACAGCAGCGCCTGCTCTGATCTGGTTGGCAGGTCACCGCCGATACTGGCCACCCATTCGACAGCCTTGTCCCACTGGATGTCGCGGGCCTGATCGCTCATGAGGATCAAGTGGTACGAGGGGGCGCCAGTCTCGCTGAGCACAATGCCTGCATAATGCTCGCCGGAATTGATCTCGATCTCTACGCGGGGGATGGCGAAGATGCGCGGTATCGTCGCCTCATAGGCTGCGATCATGTTTGCAAGCTGCTCCTGCGCGGCTTTGATCGCGTCAAGTGTGATGATGGTGGTGGTCATAGTGACTCCGATAGGAATTGATGAATGATTAAATTGCTAATCTGCGGACAGCGCGCGCCCGGCCCTCGTACGACCTGTGGCCGTCGTCCTGGTAGCCATCGTTGAAACCCTGATACCACGCGTAAGAAGGGCCGGCTGCGTACTGCGTGGATGACCAGTGCCAGACCGGATCGATGGACTCTGCCTTGCCGTCCTTGAATGCCTCCACGCTCGTCTGGCCGGGCAAGGCTTCGGTGTAGGGGTAGCCGACTGGCGCGCTGCTCGGGTTGTCGCCGTCGCGGAAAGACTCGTAGTTCTCTTGGCCGGTCGGCTTGAGGTTTCGATACATCAGCTCGAGCTCGTCGCGGCTAGGGATGTACCAGTCGGTGTGACCTTCGATGTCGAGACCGCGCGCCCACTCGGCAAGGTCGCTGCCGGCCTCGGCCATGGCGGTAGTGTTCTGCATGCCATCGGAGTAGCTCTGTGCTCCTGGCAGGGTCTTGGTGCCCGCATTCCAGGGGGCCTTGTGTTCGCCGGCAGCCTTTGGGGAAACGATCAGCGCGAAGGTTCCGCCATCGACATTGATCAGGCCAGCGAAGAAGCCGCCGGCGAACGCGGCGCCGATGGTTGTGGGAAGTTTTGGTTGGTTCATTTTGGTTCCTTATTGGTGTTGGTGGCAGGTGCGGTCACGGCCTCGCCGGCATTCACAGGGGTGGGCTTCATAAATACCAGCCAGTGCGTCATGCCGCTGCGCCCGGAGATTTGCCCGAATAGCGGCTTTTGATCCGTCAACGCAAGAACTTCGGCCAGCTTGACCTGCGTTTCATTCCACTTGAACACCAGCACGCCTTCCGGCTCAAGCACGCGGAAGCACTCGGCGAACCCAGCGCGCAAGTCCGAGCGCCAGTCGTCGGACAGCTTCCCGTACTTGGCGGCCAGCCAACTACGCGGGCCAGCACGTTCCAAGTGCGGCGGGTCGAATGCGACCAGTCGGAAGGTGTCGTCAGCGAATGGCATGGCGCGAAAGTCCATGATCTCGTCGGGGGCGATGTGCAGCGTGCGAGTTCCGTCTTCGCGGTGAGTGCGATCCGTGACGATGATGGTTTCGCTACGCTTATCGCCGAACAGGGTTAGCTGGTGCGCCTTGTCGAACCACATCATGCGACTACCGCAGCACGGGTCTAGTACGCGCTTTAGAGTGGCGATGCTCATCAACTCTCCCCTGTCACGTTGCTCTTGAGGGCGCGGATAACGGCGGCACATGACGTTGCCTCCCCTCTACACACCGAGTAGAAGTCTTGCAAACGCATTGAGTTTTCCTCGTCTCTTACCTCGTCGCCCCACCACGCGGCACGCTTATCAAGCGCTTTTGCAGCCTGCTCAAGCGCCTGGTCCGCGCCAATGGTTGTGGGAAGTATTGCTGTTTTCAGGTCGGTCATGGTTTTGCTTTCTGTGTAGTGGCGAGAGCGGCTGCGGTATGCAGTGCGGCGTTAAAACCTTGCGAGTACAGTCCGCAGTCACCCCCCGCATGAGGGTTGGCCCATTTCAGCGCCATAATTAGTTCTGAGGGTTTCATTTCAATTCCTCTGGTTTTTTAGTAGCGAGTGCTTCCACGATCTTTTCAGCGAGTGCGCCAGCGCCCAGATTGTGATTGCCATCGACTGAGCGGATTATGTTTGCGAGCCAATCAACATCAGGCACAGCCAAGCCGTCAGGAATACCCGGCTGCGATGCGATAGACTCAAATGTAAGCTCGCTACCAAGAGCTTGCATCGCAATACCTTGAATATGCTGGATGATAGAGGTCGGGTCAATCTGCTCGCATCCAATCGGATCACCATCTGGTGAGATATGCTCGATGAAGAAGCCGTTTTCTCCATACGATGGGATTTCGCGCAGAATCTTGCGCAACGCTTCCTCTGCCACCGGCTGCGCTTGCACTTGCGCGGCAGGGGTGCTCATTTCACCAACCCTCTGTGGCACAACATCAAACCAGTGCTCGATGATGTTGCACAAGCCCTGGTACTGCCAGCCGATCTTGCTGTCGCCGTGCTTGCGAATCACGGCTGCGCGAAACTCGTCTACAGAGCCACGGAAACAGCCGCGAGTAACTTCTACTCCTGTCTTGGTGCGATACGCCGTTAGTGTGTCGCTGTCAGAACCAACACACGAGTACCACTGAATGCTGGTGCGTGTTTCGACCCGCGCATCGCCGTAGACCTGTGCATCGCCGTAGACCTGTGCATCGCCGTAGACCTGTGCATCGCCGTAGACCTGTGCATTGCCGGATACCTGCGCATTGCCGTAGACCAGTGCATTGCTGGATACCCACGCATCGCCGTAGACCCGTGCATTGCTGGATACCCACGCATTGCCGTAGACCAGTGCATTGCCGTAGACCCGTGCATTGCCGTAGACCCGTGCATTGCCGTAGACCCGTGCATTGCCGTAGACCCACGCATTGCCCTCATGACTCAAGCATGTCTCAGACTCTACATAACCCCCAAGCTCCCCCGCCGCAATTAAACTAAAATCCACGAGCGCCCGAATACGGTACAGCGTATGGCCTTCGAATTGTTTTGTGTCAGTCTGGATGAGTTCGTATTTTTTCATTTTGTGCTTTCGGCAGAGACAACTTGCGCAGTAGTGCCGGGCGCGGCTGGCAATGGCATCCAGTGGGTAACATTTCCGGTGTCGATCAAGTCGCAGAGGAACGTCGTGCAACGTGGGACCAGGTGCGAGATAACGACCCATGACTTCCCTGGGTAGCCAGGATGGGTAGGAGTTGCTACGGGGCCTGCAAACCTCGAAACCAATACAACTTCATCTGGCAGCGGCAACCGATCATCTACGCTGATCCATGCGCTCTGCTCGGAGGCTGCGCGAGTGAGCGCGGCGCAAGTAGCGTTAAGGCGATTGGCCGCATCGCGCCAAACTTGCTGATGCTCGTTAGCAGCCCATACCGCACCTTCGTGGCCGTGCAGCGCCATGTAAAACTGCTCGCCAGTGATTGCGCGATCAGCGGCCTGCGCAGCCATCACGCGCTCGCCGTGGGCGGTGGCGTAGGCGTGCATGTCGTCTGCATCAAACCAGCGTCCGTAGTCCTGAAAATCAGGCTCGGGAAGCGGCGCAAGATCTACGACTGGGGTGGCGGCGCTCATGCTGCACGCTCACATGTGGCGCTGATCAACGTGTATCCGCTGCTGCGCTTGACCGATTCAACATCAACACGTTTATCTGCCTCGCACTGCTGTCGAGTGGTGGCCTGGTAGCGAATCTCGACAATATCGGCCTGTGGCGTTTTGAGGCGAATTACGAGTTCGTGCGCGACGGGAGCGGCGTGCGCGGCAGTGGCGAGGAAAAGCGAGGCGATCAGAATGATTTTGGCCATGATTGGATCCATGCGGTTCGGTTTGGAAACCGACGCACTAAAGTCCAATTTAGGGCGGCGGCCTGGCAGGATTGGACTACCGGAAACCGCATGCGCGAACCGGCGAGCCGTGAGGCTCTCCCACCAGGCCGCCATAGGAGGGGCTGGAAATGAAAAAGCTACGACGTGAGCGTAGCTATATGCCACGCGGTTTATCAGGAGTCCAATCCTGGCCGCGTTTTTCTCCGCGGCAGAGAAATCATGCGCCTGGAATGCGTTATTGTCAAGATTCATTTCGGCTGTTCCTGTAAAGTTATTTCGCTGCTGTCGATAGGCGCCGGACTGCCGGCCAGGTACACGGTCATCGCTACGCGGCCACCGGATGGTCCAACGTGGGCCGATTGAATATGGCAGGACTTGCCGCCGTGGATCACCGGCCTCGCGCAGTGCAGCGACTTGAGCATCAGCGCGTGATGCTTGTACGCGTCCGGGTCCAGTGGGGCGTAATCAATGGCGTGGGGTGTCATGGCATGGCGTCCATCGATCACCTGATCGCTGCCGTCGGCTCGAGCAATCCTACCTCGTTCTGCTTGGTTCATTTTCCTGTCCTTGTCATGCGCGCTGCGGCGCTTCGTGAAACTCGACGCCCATACTGGCGCCGAATGCGTGTATCTGGTCCAGGTACTGCGCAAAACCCTTGATCGTCAGATCGGTGCTGCTGCCCACCAGGACCCGATCACCGGCTGGCGTGGAGTCCCATTTTTTGTAGCCTTCCTTGCACAGATCGAGGTCGAATTCCTCTGGTAGCAGCTCGGCCTTGAAGTATTCGTGCCAGATTTCGGCGCTGTACTGGCGCCCGTTCGCCCAGCACTGATCCGCAATATCCTTGAGCGGCCCAGCCCACATCAGCGCGTTCTGGTCTGGCTTGCGGGCCCTCACTTCCTCGCGCAACACGACTTCGATCGGCTTCTTTGCATCGAGCGGCAGGGTTGGCAGCAGGGCAATCAAGCGCTCGATCTGTTCGGCGCTGCGTAACAGAACCTTGCGCGTCACGAACTGCGGGCGCTTCAAGGCCCCGCTGGTAGCCTTGGCCAGGACGATATCTGTCATGGCGGCGTGGATTTGACCAGCGAGGCGAAATCGCAATCCACCAGGATCGAAAGCGCCTCTTCGTATTCGTACCCGTACTCGCTCATGACCATTGCGACGATGGATCCAGCATCAGGAGGCTGCAGCGTCGATACCTGGCAGGACTCAGGCGGCGGGAGGTCGTGCGCAATTAGATCGACAGCATCGGCCGGCGCCGAAGAATCGGGCGCAACTTCGGCAGCAACGAGCTTTTGCGCCTCATCAGATCGCGCCTGTGCTTCGGCAGCTATCCGCGCATCGAACTCGGCCTGCTGGCGCGCCAGCGCGTCCTGCTGCGCTTGAATGGCGGCAGCGGCCTTGTCATGCTCGGACTTGACTCGCAGCGCCTCAATGCGCGCCAGGCTGTCGCGCTCGGCTTGCTCGGCGCGCGCTTGTCGCTCCTGTTCGGCTGCGACTTCGGCAAGGCGCGATTGCTCTTGCTGGATTGCCAGGCGGGCGGCAGCGGTTTCCTGATCGGCTTTGACGCGCTCAGCGGCCAGGCGTTCGGACTCGATACGGATGCGCTCGGCCTCTTCGGCCATCTGGCGAGCCAGTTCGGCGCGCTCTGCTGCGATGCGTTCTTTTTCGGCTTCGATGGCGGCGGCGCGGTCGGCTTCGGCCTGTTCAGCGGCAACGGCGGCGGCGTGCATTTCGGACAATTTAGCGAGCGCGGCAGCTTGCGCGGCATTTGCTTCGTCTAAAAATTCCATGTAGTCACCGGACGGAGCGGGACCGGCGCTGTAGTGCTCAACAGCACTTGCCAGAAGTTCGGCGCTCGAGCCGGCGTAATTGGCAGGCGCCTGGACGATGGCTGCGATCATCGCCTTGATAGCATCGGTGCGCGCACGTTCCTGGGCGATCTTGGCCTGGCGCTCGGCTTCTATCTTGGCGTCCCATTCGTCGCGCAGGGCCAGAACTCGCGATTCCTCGGGCTCAATCAGGGCGACTAGCGCAGCCTCTTCCTTGATGACGGCCTTGCTGAATGCCGTTGCATCCTCGCGCGCCGCCTTGCCGGTCTTTTCGATAGCGACCCGGGTGGACTTGAGCACCATGCCAGCGGCATGCGCTTCGTGGCGACCGTCGGCGTTCGTCACGGTCAGGATGCCCGACGACTTCGTGACCAGTTCGACCAGTTGCTTGCGCGTCTCTGCGCTACTGAGGGCGACAGCGGCGCGTGCGGCTGGCGCGAGGGTGGTAATATCGGTGCTGGCGACTGCGGCCAGTTCGGGGGCGGTTGTCGTGTTCATGCGGCCTTTCCAATGCTCATAAAATCGTTGACCTTGACCTGCACTTCTGCCAAGAATTGAAGAACCTGATCTTCCAGGCTGTCGATGTATTTCTGGTCGCGCGGAATGCGCTGGGTGTAGAGCTTCAAATGCTCGCCGCCCGACTGTAGGCGCGGGTCGTAGCTGCAGAAATCGACCCAGTCCAGATCGAGAATCCAGATTTGCCCCTGCACCTGGGCTGTGTGATGCTCTGGCATGCCTTCTGCCCAGGTCTGCAAGTGAATCGCGCTGTTATGCGGACACTTGATCTCGACCGCGCCGCGCGGGCCGACACGGCCATCCGATGACGCGCCGATCCACTTGTGCACCGGGTGGCGCACAAAACCCACTTCGGTAACAATGTTGCCGGTCGCGAGCTCGTATTCGGCGCGAGCGTAGGGTTCGGCGTCCGTGCCCCAGTTCATTGCGAAGCTGCTTGCGCTGGCGACCGGCTCGGCGGTGATGCGCTCGACGACCAGTTTCATGAGGTAGTCGTCGCGAGCCTTGAGGGGCTTGCCAGTCTTGCCGATGGCAACAATGTCAGCGAAGCAGGATGCGGTTGCATGGCCTGCCCGGTCAGCGAGCCAGCCGGCGCTGCCTTGATCAGATTGACGCTCAAGCATTTTCGGATCCTGCTGCGGCGGCGCGCTCTTTCAGTGCTGCCATCTCGGGCAGAATCTCGCGGCGAACGTCTTTTGCCAGGCCTTCCCACGCGGCTTGCAGCGCGTCTGTACCGGTGTCTGCAGCCGCACTCATATCCGCTAGCAGGCTTTCGCGCGCTTCGGGCGTCATGGCATCAGGCGCAGCGATTGCGGCCTGGGCGATCTGACCGGCATTCTGGCGCACTGGCTTGGCCGGCGTAATGTCGCGCGGCTCTACGTCCATCATTTCCTCGGCAATCGGCATGCCCCGGAGCACATCTGGAAACACGTCGCGCAGGGCCCAAGACCGTGCGCGCATCTGCATCATGCGTTTCGGGTACTGCGTCCATGGGCCGGCTTTGCCCTGCAGGCCAGCCTTCTTGGCATCCTCTGGCGTGAAGATGCGGACCTGCTCATCCTCGCCTCGGCGCTTGACGCGGCAGACTGCCTTGCCGTCGATTTCTTCTTCGATCACGTATTCGCACAGCGGCGACGACCGCACCAGGCCGATCACCGCATCACCCCATAGCGAGGGGCGCCCGTTGATCACGGCGATGTTCTGCATGGCCTGCATGGGCTGCAAACCGAGTTCCATGCCCCACTGGACGGCAACAAGAATGTTGCCGGGGTTGTTCTGAAAGTCCTTCGGGATGATGTTCGATTTTGCCATCATGTCGGCAAAGGAAATGGCCTGCGCCAAATCTTGCGGGGCCAGGCTGAAGCTCTTGCTTACGGTCATGTCGTTCATTTGATGCCTTTCTTGCGAGGACTCTGCCCGCTTTATGTGGGTGCTACAGGTTAAAATACTTCAAGCTCAAAACCAGCGCATCGCCGCGCCGAAAGCCCCAGCCGCGCCACTGGCGATACTTGCGAATCAGATTCATTTCCGAATCTCGTCAAACGCGACCATCGCCCGAGCCTGCGCATCCAGCCGCTCGAATTTATTGGCGACCTCGACCCGGCAGACTTCGGCGACCTGGCTGCACGCAATCACACGAGCAGCATTTTTCGCAGCCTGCTCGTCGTCGTGCTGCATCAAGCCAGTGAGCGTAACGAGCACAAGCGCAGCGCAACCGCCGGCGCAAAATCCTGCGATCTTGCCGATGGCATCCTGCTCGCGGCGGGTCATGACATCACCCAGACGAAAATGTCGGCCGCAGTCTCTGCGAGCGCAATAATCACTAGAATTGCTACAGCGTTGCGAGCCGGATGGGCGCTGGTGAATGGGTCAATCATGCTGCGCTCGATGGTGAAAATGCATCGCGCATAGCGTCCAGCCACTCCTGAGACCATTGCAGAGCAAGCGCGGAAAACTGGCTAGTCTCTGGCGTATCGCCTCGACGGATGCCCAAGAAAAATCGCTCGGCTGGGCGTGAGCTATTTGGTTTGAGGCTCCCAAGATCGTTGACCGAAGCTTTGCGCGCCGTCGCGATTGTGCCAACCAGGCAGGAGCATTCGCCCGAGTAAGTCGAACCATCGACGCGTCCAGCTTTCAAGGCTTCGATCAGTGCCTGGACTTCATGCGGTGCCGATGAAAGAACAGCCCAAATGTCGTCACGGATCGGCAATAGCTCGGCATCGCGCAGATCGGCACCGCGCAGGTCGGCACCGCGCAGGTCGGTATTGCGCAGGTCGGCATCGCGCAGATCGGCACCGCGCAGGTCGGCACCGCGCAGGTCGGTATTGCGCAGGTCGGCATCGCTCAGGTCGGCACCGATCAGATCGGCACCGCTCAGGTCGGTATTGCGCAGGTCGGCACCGCTCAGGTCGGCATCGCGCAGGTCGGCACCGCTCAGGTTGGCACAGCTCAGATCGGCACCGCTCAGGTCGGCATCGCGCAGGTCGGCACCGCTCAGGTTGGCACAGCTCAGATCGGCACCGCTCAGGTCGGCATCGCGCAGGTCGGCACCGCTCAGGTCGGCACCGAGCAGATCGGCACCGCTCAGGTTGGCATCGCGCAGGTCGGCACCGCTCAGGTTGGCACCGCTCAGATCGGCACCGCTCAGGTTGGCCATGCTATTAGCCTCCGCGTCATGCGCAAACAGTGTTGCTCCGGTGTAGCGATGTTTGATTTCGATAATCATGTTCTCTCCTAGTTGTTGGATTCCACAAACTCACCAGCCGCGTCGAGCATGTACCAGGCGCCGGCCTTGATGCCGTTGTCGCCGACCTTGCTGGCGCGAATGTGGATCAGTTCGTAGTTGTCATTGCGATACACGAGGATGATTGCCCCGCTTTCGCCGGCCATGGCGCGACCCATATAGCCAGAGGCCATGGCGACGGAATCTCGCCCCGTGTTGCTGGCGGCGCTGCGGTCGCCCGTGTTGCTGGCGGCGCTGTAGTCGCCCGTGTTGCTGGCGGCGCTCTGGTCGCCCGTGTTGCTGGCGGCGCTGTGGTAGCCAGTGTTGCTGGCGGCGCTCTGGTAGCCAGTGTTGCTGGCGGCGCTGCGGTCGCCCGTGTTGCTGGCGGCGCTGCGGTAGCCAGTGTTGCTGGCGGCGCTGTAGTCGCCAGTGTTGCTGGCGGCGCTCTGGTAGCCAGTGTTGCTGGCGGCGCTGCGGTAGCCAGTGTTGCTGGCGGCGCTGTAGTCGCCAGTGTTGCTGGCGGCGCTGCGGTAGCCAGTGTTGCTGGCGGCGCTGTAGTCGCCAGTGTTGCTGGCGGCGCTCTGGTAGCCCGTGTTGCTGGCGGCGCTGCGGTAGCCAGTGTTGCTGGCGGCGCTGTAGTCGCCAGTGTTGCTGGCGGGGGATTCAGGGTCAACAGGCCCGCAACGGCTGATCGTGTATGCAATAGCCGCTTTCACAAGGCCGGCAAAATTGATCTCAGCACTGACCGTCAGAGTTTGGCTTGCGACATTCGTGTCTTCGCCGTGGCGACTAAGTTGCCCGGACTGCTCGACAGCGGCAAAATTGCTGCCAGCTGGTGGGTAGTAGTTGAAAATGTCGAGCGGATATTCGCAGGCATGAAAGCCGGATTTGCACGCATCCACATCGCCATCGTGCGTGTACGTTTCGCCGACAGCGTATTGAAAATCGCGGCACTTCCAATGTTTGTCAAATCCCTTGTACGAAATTACCGTTTCCTCTGGCTTGCTTGCTGAAACCTTCTTGCTCATTGATTTCTCCTAGTTGTTTGGTGCCCGTCTTTCCAGGCTGTCAGGGCATGCTGATCCCTCAGGGCCAGTTATTTCGGCTGGCGTGCCTAGCTGCGCAATTAACGAGGCGCGGCGCTCGGTGAATTCAAGGCGGCCGCAAGAACATGCGCGCAATTCCACGCTCCCACTCGGTCCACTCGGCCCGCGCCTCCTGATCGGCCTCTAAATCACGCTCCACTTGTTCGATATCTTGCATCGCGCAAATTTCGGCCATGTCGTCAATGCAGGACTGGATCAGGTCGTGCTGAGTAGCCCCGGCCACGCCAGCGCCACAAGCGCGGTCAGTGCTGATCAGGTGCTCTGTCACGCCAGGCTTGCTAACCTTGAACGACCACGCATCTGCAAGCTCGCTAAGTGTCTCGGCATCGCCGGCAGCGGCCAGATCGCTGATGCGCTTGGCGTGCTCGCGGGCGGCAGATGCGATTGCCATGTCGCGCAGGTCGTCGGCGTCGGCGCGGGCGTTCATGCGGACACCGCGCCAACTTGGATCGCCGCACCAATGCCGCGTGCGGCGCAGAACGGCGCTTTGCGGGCCGGGCGTGCGGGGCGGGTCAATGTAAGCATGGTGTCCTCTGGTGCTGTGTGGCGATGAGGTAACTATAGCAAATTGCTTTTCCATTTGCAACAGCAATTTGCTTTTATTTATGCTATGATTACCCATCGCAGGAATTTTTGGCGATCGCCTCGCACGCGTTATACGCTTAGAGTTGCAATGCAGTGCTGCGTGGTAATAGTCGGCAGTGGTTGTAAGAGATAAAAAAAGAAACACCGAAGGTGAAAAATATAGTCATCTTGCGAAGCAAGTGACGCCCCCGTGGCGAACGGGCCTCCACGGCGAGTGGGGTGTGATTGATTAGTTAAGGATGAGCCGTCGATTAAGCAACCAGCACATAGCTTTAGCTACTACGCGTGCGAATACCATAAATTCGATGCCTTGAATAGGCATATTGGAAGCGACTTTAAGATTTTAAAGTAATATAGGCGGGTGGCCATTCAGGCGAGCAAGAAAAAGCCCCGACTGGCGGGGCGATGGGGATGACAATGATGGACCAAGGCAAGCAAGGTGAAATAACATTTAAGGCAAGGGCTGCGGTTCAGATCGCAGGCCGCCGCTTCGATGGCTCGACCGAGTTGTACCTATTGGCAACCACGGAATTGCCCGAGTTCTGGGTTGCCTTGGGGCGTCAAGGTAAGGCTGATCCGATCGGCTACCTTCACTATGTACAGGCTAAGAATGCTGGCAATGCCACTGGCGACGCTATTGAGAGGACGTTTGAATTGCGTGAAGTACTCTCGGCCAACTCTCCAGCCCCGCATCCAATAATTTCATTGTCAGGTATTTTATGGACTCGCCGCGCAGATCTCGAAGCTGATCGATCCATCCTTGCTTATCTTCAGGGCTTAGATCTGATCTGCTGATTCGCGCTTCGACCATCGACTTGATTGTATCGTCGTGCAATTTGACCGTCAGCACGCCGAGGATGGCCGATAAGCCACCATCCTCGGCCAGCAGGTCCAGTCCATTAACCGTTATCCGCGCATAAAGGAAGTGTTTTGAGGTGCTGGCAACTGCGGATGAAATATCCCCGTCGATCAGTCCGTGCCCGTAGAGATAGTGCATATTCGGCGTGACTTCCGGGTTATCCTTTGCATGCTGCTGGACGTTGGCTTGCGCAGGATAGGCTTCGGCTAGCTCTTTGAGTAATTCGAGCTGCAGTGCTCGGTCAAGTTTCATAATCGCTTTCGTAGTTGATGGACACACTCCGCTCGGCCTGCAAGCAAAAAGTGGAGCGCACTTAATTTTAACCAACAGAAGCCCCGAATGGTGGGGCGTGGAATACCAGGCATGGGCGAAGAAGATCTGCGACTTGCGCGGCGCGGAAGGGCGTTAAGAAGCCTGCTCGGGCGGGCTGGTGTGGGAGTAAGCTGGTCTGGCGCTACTTACTTTGGTGGTGCCGTGGAGGCGGGTACAGTGATGATGACTCGGCGCGCGGCATTGCGGCGGCACTCGGCCCGTCAAAGCCAGGCGGTAAGGATTTTTAGCGGCTTGTGAATGGCAAGGGTTGTCGAAACACCGTGGTGCGGAAGTGATTTAAAAAGTGATGCAACCCATTGAATTCAAATGGGATTACCTTGGTGCGGCTGTATGCGCGCGATCAGCAGGACGCCGATGGTTGGCGCCAGGTCGGCGCCAGGTCGGCGATATCAACAAGGGCGATGAGGATAGATCTGCCATTGAGGAGGCGGTGGCAGTGCGCACATTCACTTCAGGGCTGGTGCTGGCGGTGTCGGCTGCGGCACAACTGGCTGAGACGAAGAAACTGCCGATGGCTGGATGACAGGTACTGAATGATGGGAAGCCTTGTTGATGTAGGTTAGCAAGCCAACCGTCGCACCAATAATCGCAATCGCAATACCGAGACCCCATTTGATAAGGTCAGAAGTATTCTTGTGCATCTCCGTTTGCAACTTGGCCATTTCCGTACGCATTTCGGCGAAACCTACCCGCACGTCCGCAAATCCTGTTTTGATGCTTGCGTCGAAGTTGGCAAGGCGTGCGTCAATCTTCGCTTCCGAAGCAGCGATCTTTGCATCTACTTCCTGGCGGGTCAGATCAGTCATAGTTGCATCATTGGGCAGTTCTTCGTTATTGTCAACCACGGAGTGGGCGCGAATCGGCTTAGAGGTCGGCGCAGGGGCATCATCAACTGGAGGTGTTAGCGAGGCAAAGTCTTCGGCCAGCGCCATTATCTCGGCCAATCGCTTTGCGCCATCTTCGGTGGACGGGTTGGTGTCTTGCGCGGCCCGCTTGAATTCTTTCCTCGTTGTAATCCCTTCAAGCCCGAGTGCTCTCAGCCGCTCGCCAATGGTCGCGGCCATCGTGTTTTGCCGTCTGGCGTGCTGAATATAGGCCTCAAACCCCTCACCAGCCCGGTCAAGAGTTTCGGTTTTACTCGGCGCCGCCGCCTTTGTTGCTTGCGTCGACGGCTTGCGCCTATCTTTTATGGATGCCATTTAGGCCTTTCAAGTTCGCCTGCGCGCCATTCTGGCTTACCCACTACAATCGCCCGCCACCACTCGCCCAGGCTGGTAGGCGATGCGGCCGACAAAGATCGCCCCCATCAATCGCCGCGGCCTGTTGTGGGTTGTAATTCACCTGTAAGTCCTTATTTCTACGCCATGAACGAGAATTTTCCGCATCGATGACCATGCTTTTTCGGAACACCACTTTGGGTTTTGGGGTGCAGCTGGCGTAGTCGGTGACGTCACCGTCACCCATGTGTCTACACTTCTCAGAATGCAAGTGCCTGAATTTTTGTAAATGTTTTAGCGTCAGTAGTGGCAAGCATCTTCTTTCCATCCTTCATTATCAGAATGAAAGTAACATCCTTGCCCCTGCCTCCGAGCAAAAGGCCCGCCAAAAGCCCAACAGGTCCGAGCAATACGCCGCCAGCAAGTCCCCATCCAACTGTGCCGCCAGTGCGCTTTACATCCTCCTCGGATGCGACGGATGCCGACTCAACCTGCCCAATAAGAGTGACGGTCTTCCCTATAAGTCCATCGCCAGGCTGCCATGCCAGCAAGATGACACTGGCAGATGCAGAGTGCCTACCCTTCGGGAAGTCGCCAGCATGTATTTCAATTGTCGCCATATATCCTCCACTCGGCATCATCGCGTGCCGTGTCGCCCATTGATTATACGCAAAAAAAAATGATGAAATCTAACCAATTGTTGCTATGTCGCACATAGCCATGATGTGAGAATTTGTTAGTTTTAAAGCATCAAAGTAATCGTAAAAACGCTTATTGTTCTGCGCATGTAGGAGTTGTCCTACTGGGTATAGTTGCCTTTTCAATCGTACCTGGAGTCATCAATGCAAGATGTGCAGCAACTATTAAATCTTTATGAGCGTACCAATGAGATTGGCAGGGACTTTCTCATTGACCAGGCCAAGAAATGTGTGCGGGACTGGCCGGCGAATGTTGTGGCGACCCTACCCACCCTTAGACTCGTCCCGCCTCTGCCCGTCCGTACGCCGCATGGCCGACTCGACGCCATTGGAAATCATTCGTCGTGCCACCTCGTCGCCAAGACGCCATGCAATAAGTAATCGCAATTCATCCGTCGATCTGGCACCGTCACTCAATAAGCTATTTGAGTCGCCATCATTGCTTTTTTCATGGTCTCGGTCCATCCATCCGACAGGCTTATCGCAACCATGTTCAAGCTTGCGCGCTAGGGCGTCACCTACGCCACGAACCGTTCCTGTAGACGACTGAGCGCCAGTCAATATTTGACTCAGGTACATGGGGGCCGTGAGCGCCCGCTTAGCCACGTCGTCGGCGGTCTTAAATTCGGCCACCAGGGAGCGCAGGTTTTTCAGTCTCAATTCTTTTGATGTGGCCATGTCGATATTAAATAGCATTGCGCTCATTTGGAGAATGTGCAAATTGCTATTGCAAAACCAAAAGCAAATTGCTATAGTTGGTGCATGAAACTTCTCAGATACGTCCAGACACACAGTACTCAGCGCGAACTTGCCGTTAAGTTGGGCATTACACCGGTACTCATCAGCCAGTGGGCCAACGAATCAAGGCCAGTACCGCCAGAGCGATGCGTTGAGCTGGAGATGGCAACTGACGGGATGGTTACTCGTCGTGATCTGCGCCCGGACGATTGGTTGCGCATCTGGCCAGAACTTCGTCCCACCCGCAAGCCATTAGCCAAAACCGTCATGGAGACGGGAGTCGATCAGACTGACCCGAACTGCGTTGCACAAAACCCCAAATAACCAGGACGCCAAATTAACACCCGCATCACCCGAAGTCCTGAACCCACGAAAGCAAGCCATGAGCCTTGAAACCAAAC